ATGAATGCAATTAAGAATCAATTGGAAAAGATGGGTTACGATTATGCAGTAGCAATCGCAACAAAGGCTGAAATTGAGAATGGAGCTGCTTGTGGTCAGCTCGCTATTATTTGTGAGTAAGTAATTAATCACCCTCTCCTGTAAAAGGGAGAGGGTAAAAAGAAAAGAATATGAGATTAAGTGAATATAAAGCAGGTACTATCTTAGTTGCTAGTGATGGTAAAGTGTTTATCCATGATGGCTTTGTTAACGCTGATGGATATGGTGTGATAATTGGTGAGGATTCTGATGGAATGATTCAGAAATCCAATGGTATTGGCAATTGGATGAAGTGTCACATTAAAGGTGTTGCGACAAAAGAACAGATTAGTGGGTTCTTTGCCAAGGTTCGTAAAACACAGAAAATTATCAATTACTAAGGAGGGTAAAAAAAGAGAATATGGATTTAGTAATTACAATATTAGGTTGGATTGCATTAGGCGTTATATCTGCTTATCTGTTAGCAATAGTAGGTAAAATAATCTTTGATGCTGCAACCGCTGATTATAAGTTATACAAGCATGTAAGATTGTGTCGCAAAAGATTGCTAAGACAGCGATATGAAGATTACGCTTGGCTGTTATTCCAGTTAGAGAAAGATACGGAAGTTTTCAATCTTACTCATAACACAAGAGATTGGACTTTTGAAGATTGGAGAGAATTTTATCTTAAAAAAGCAAAGGAGGATAAGCAATGAGTAAAGAAAAAGCTAAAGAATACATTAATAATTCCATTGAGATTTTGAACTCTATGAATTGGCTTATAAATACTCAGAGAACTGAAGCTATAATGTATTTAGATAAAGCACTTAAAGAGTTGGAGGATAGAATATGATAAGAGAAGAAGTAGAAAGGAATATAGAAAAATGGCGAGAAATCTCCAGACCTTTTATAGATAAAATGGTCAAATTAAATGTAAGACGCGATGAGTTACTTCGAGAAATGAAACAACTTCAAGAAGACTGTATTAAAGCCTTGCCTGTTAAAATCGGAGATAAAATTATGGATGAAGATGGGCGTGTGGGTTGGCTTTCCAAAATAGTTCCTTATCGTTCACCATCGGAAAGGTTTATGAGGTCAACATTACAATTGACTCTCTTCTTCCATATGGGGAAAAAAGATGGTACTCGTGACACTCATGAGGTTTATGTTCATGGTCTCCCAATCAAACTATAACTAATATGACAAGAGAAGAATTACAAAATAAACATGGCGATGCTATCTGTGAGTATTGCAACAAGAACATTATTTCAAAATATAACATCGGCATAGGTGGGCTTTGCGAAGGTCAGTATTGCGAGGAAGCACAAGATGGCTACGCAGCAGAAAATAACATAGAGTTGGAGGATTAATTATGATTCAAAAGCAGTCATGGAAGGATGAAATCAGAATTTTAATAACTGATGAAGAAAATCTTGGCTCAGTTCAAATATCTATTCCGTCATATGTTAGTGATATTTTCGGCAAAGCTGATGCTCTAATATATGCACTCTTTGTTGATGATGCTCATAGAAGATGTGGCGTTGCAAAACGTCTGTTACAACTTGCCGAACAACAAGCTAAGTTAAATGGAGTGAAAATAATCGGGTTGGAATTTAATAAAGATGAATCCGAGAGTTTTGTTTTCGAATGGTATCTGAATAATGGTTATAAGCCATTTAATAAGGAAAGTAATTTATTAATTAAAAAAATATAGTATTAGTTATGTCATGGTTAGCAGTAGATAAAGGTGGCTGTGAACATATTTTTGCAGAAAAACCTTGCAGAAATGAAAGTAATACATTATGGATTTGCTCTGTCGTATATTTATATGGGCAGAGGTACGCAAATACCGGTTGCTGTTACCTTCCTAAAGGAAGCATTAAGAAGCTCATCGGAAAAGAATTGTCTTGGAAAGATGAGCCTGTCGAACTTAAAGGAGAATAAGTAATGAATGAAAAGATTCAAAAATGTCAAACTTGTTATTACGATAATAGGTGTTATTGGCAAGAGTTAGCAGACCATATTCCTATGGATTGCAATGACTATAAAAAGAGGGATAGGAAATGAGCAAAATGAACGTCAAAAAGTCTCTTCTAGATGTTGTTAAAAGCAATAACTTAGAGATACTAAAAATAGATTTATTCAATGATTTTGAGTTGTTCGTAAGGGAAGGCACTAGGGAACGCAATGAGTATTGCAAGACTTATGCAACATTAGACGATTTGGATTTTGATGTAGAGGCTTTCTTGCTTAATGATGAAGTACGTGGAATTGTATACTGCCAAGATAAAGACACAAAAGAACCAGTGTGGATTGAACCTTGGAGTGACGAATGCTATTCTTGGTGGCAGGTTAGTAGAGTTCCAAAGTTCTATAAAGATAAATCTTTAGTAAGAAAAGTAATTTACTAATTAAAAAGTTAAAGAATTGAATATGATAGGAGATATAATATTATTCTTAAAGATATGGTGGAAGCAAAATATTACTTGTCACCATGAGTATGTATATAAAGAATTTGGCAGAATCAATTTTGAAGAGTGTCGAAAGTGCGGAAGAATAAAAAATTATATAGGTTAAAATTGAGGAGGGTAAGCAATGAGCAAAGAAAAAGTTATTGAGTATATCAAAGACTCTTTATTAGAAATTCCAGATATTGATGCTGATAGAGGTTATCCTGCACTAATGAGAGTTAAAGAGAATTTGAATGAAATGCTTAAAGAGTTGGAGGATTGATATGAAAATCTTGAAGCGATTAGTATATATGTTACTTATGATTCCTATATGTACTATAGTATTCGTAATTGAAAGTCCTTTGTTACCTTTAATAATACTAGCAATATGGGTAATAACAGGAAGTACTATATTACGAGTGAAAGTAACTAAAGGATGTAAATCATTCTATGTATGCACTATTACTCAGATAGTGTATTATAGTATGGATAAGTATTTAACTAAACTATTAAAGTTATGAATAGAAAGCAAGCGAAAGAAATGCTGCCTATTATACAGGCATTTGCAGAAGGAAAAGGTGTTGAAACCAAAACAGGTTCAGGCTGGATTAGCATAGAAAACATGAGCTTTGCAGGAAATCCTGATAGTTACCGAATTAAGCCAGAGCCAAAGTTCCGTCCATTCAAGGATGCAGAAGAGTGCTGGCAAGAAATGTTAAAGCATCAGCCGTTTGGTGTTGTTAAAGATAAGTACTTTGCTAATTATCAAACACATCGTGCATTTACATGCTTAGTTACTAATGGCTGTCACTTCCGTGGATATGAAGATGAGACATTTGAAAGTAGCTTTAAGAATTTGTTATTTGCCGACGGAACTCCCTTCGGCGTAAAAGTGGAGGAATAGTTATGGAAATTAATGAAAAAATAGATGAAATAATTCAACAAGCAAAAGAAGAAGGAGCTTATATAGAAGATTTTGACGCATTTGAACAAGAGATATACGACAATGGTTTTCGTAATGCAATTTCTTTTATGCTGTGGAATCCTGCCGAGCGAAGTTGTTCTAATTGTCAGTATCAGAACAGTAGACAGCTATGTGGGGAAGAGTACTGCGGGCAAAAATACTGGAGACCCAAATTGGAGGAATAGATATGCCATGGTTAGTAGTTGATAAAATCGGTGAGGAATTAATCTCACGAACAGAACCATTTAGAGTTGGAGACTATTGGATTGGTTACTCTATATTTCATCTTCCAAAGGGCAGTATAAAGAAACTCATCGGAAAAGAATTGTCTTTTAGCGATGAGCCAGTAGAACTTAAATAAGATTGATATGGAAGAATTATTAAAGGCATTATTGGATGTATATATTCCAGTATTAAATGCTAATTGCAAGAAAACGTTTGCTTTCTTAGATGAATACGTTCCTCCACCCACAAGGAAGGAGAGACGTAAACGTGAAAGAGAACTTAAAAAGAAGTTCCCTCTCGATTTGACTAAGTTTATAGAATCACATAGAACTTAAAGAAGAATAGTTATGAAAGAATATGTAATAACGGATGAGTTACGAGAAAAGATTATCAAATGGTTTAATAATATTGCCGAAGAAGCTGATGTTTTAACTACTGGTAACGTCTCACATAAAAAGGCAATGATTAAAGGAATGGCAGCACGCTCTGCTGAGTTTGTCGAGAGATATAGTGTTGGCATTGCTGATGGTGCAAGTGATTTAAAATAATAGCTTATGAAAATAGAGAATATAAAATTCAAGGCAAAGAAGACCTTGGATGGAAAATGGATAAAAGGTGACTTGGTTCATCACAAAGATTCAGATAACGTCTGGATGACAGACTTTGAGAAACGACTGACATCACCAATTGATCCCTCTACCATCTGTCAGTTCACAGGACTGACAGATTGCAAAGGTAAAGAAATTTGGGAACACGACCTTCTGCAAAGCCAAGAAACAAAGGGAATCTATGAGGTTGTTTGGCATGAAAACGGAGGTTTTGTTATTAAAGATTCAGTAGGTGGCGGATGTGTGCTAACCTTCGTGGGTACAGCATTGCGACTTTTTAAACTTAAAGTTGTTGGCAATAAATACGATAAGGAGGGCAAGGTATGATTTACAAAAAGGTACTAACGAGATACATTCAAGGAAGGCTGTCAGAATTGTCTGATGTTGACACTTATGAACCAAACAAGTTAGCATTAACTAATATGTTGTGGTTTCTTGGCAAGGTAACCAGTAATGAAATGATTGTTGCAAAGCTTAGAATCATGGTTGATGCAGACATTAAAAGAAAGAAATATCTAAGTAGATACGATGGTAATGAATCATTATATGATGATGAGTATTCCAAGGCTGTAAGCACTATTGGAAAGAAATGCTTGTCGTATTTACGAAACGCAAAAAAGGAGGTGCAAGAATGAAAATAAGGCAAGCCAAGAAGATTTAGAAAAACCGGAATGATTATTGGTGGTCAAGAAGATATTGGTATAAGTTAGGATTTGACCAATTGCGTTCTAAAGACCATTGAATCACCTAGGCGATAAGTTTAACAAGAAAGAAGTAGCGTATGATAAAAATATTAGAAAAAGTATCTCAAAAACTGAATGCTTTAGCTGCTAAGGTGTTTAAGAAAGAGACTTATCCTTATCCTCCTCTTTCTAGAAGAGAACGAAGAAAGTTTGAACGTGGCAACATAAAAGCTGAGAAGAATATAGCGTTATGTCGTAGATGCATGAAGAACGCTCCTAGTTGGTGGTGTCCAGGAGAACGTTGCTATTTCTTCCCTTACCGAAAACACGTCTTATTTGGAGATAAAAAGAAGTAGCGTATGGAAATTTTATATATAAGTGTTAGTCTTATTTATATATTACTTGCTTGCTTAGACGGGGAAGATGTTAAGCCAAAATGGAAGCAATGGCTAGCTGACAAATTAGGCATCAAACCAAAGATAGAGGTTAGATACATAAAGCCACAAGTTATTAAGCTTCATTCAAGAGTTGAAATGTCACACTTTGAAATGCAATACTATTGCCGTGACAAATCTGGCATGGAGCAATTGAAGAGAAGAGCAATAGAAAGTGTGTATGATGACATTCTCCGGGAAATGAAGGCAAATGGATTGGTTTCCATTTCGCAATATAAAGACATCTATACAAATAGCACAATTTATGAGGGGACATGTGAAATTTATAAAAACAAGTAGTATATGAAGATAAGACAAGCTAAGAAAATCTTGAATATGATGGAGAGAGGAACGGACACACGTTACTTCGATTCAAAATATACATTCAAGAAAGAGAGTAGATTCATTCCTAGATTAAAGAATCTCTATCAGAAAGCAACTATCAGATGGAATAAGGTAAATATGCCGAGTGCTAACGTTAGTTTGTTTCGTTCAATTTTGAGAACTTCAAAGGAATGCGGTCGTTGTAAACATTTCAATGGTATGTTTGCAGGAAGATGTACTAAACTACATGAGTATGTTGAAAGCAGCGATTGGTGTCATGGAACGTTTTTCCATAGAAAGTGAGGTTGACATGAGAATAAGACAAGCTAAGAAGATAATGAAGCAAGTCTATAAGACTAGATATTGGGCTTATAGGCAAGGCTATTATTGTGGCAAGAAAGATGCTGGAAAGCTAGCCGGAGACCATCGTTTGTTAAAGGCTATGCGTCTTACAAAGAAGTGGAAAAGTCGCAAGATACGAAATGATGTGAATAAAATACAGGAGAAGAAAAATGAAAATGCTAGATAATAAGTTAATCATAGATATTCCTAAAGGAATGGAAGTGGACATTGAAAAAAGTGACTTGAAAGCGGGCATTATAGCATTCAAGAAGAGACCCTTCAGCTATGAGGATGTTATATCTACTTTAATAGACCGTGGCCTTAGCCCAGTCGTTGCTAATGTTACTAATAGTAATGTAGAGAAAATTGTTGCATTGGATAAGTTAATGGATATAGCTAAGTGTTATAATGGAGATTGGAAACCGGATTGGAATTCTAATGAACATAAGTATAATATCATGCGAACCCGTGAATATGGTATTACTTCTAGTAGTGATTATAACGAAGGAGCAATTTACTTCAAGAACAAAGAAGATGCCCAAGCCGTTATTGATAATCCGAATTTCAGAAGCATTCTTGATGCAATCTATAAGGACTAAGGCTTATGAAGGAAATGTTCTTTAAGAGTGTAGAGTTCCGTGAAGTTCAGCATTTGGCATTCTCGGATGAATATATAACTGCATACGTATCGGTGAACCATGTTCCTAAGATACACCTAAGTGTAAATACACCTCGTGATGAATATGGGTTTGCGAAAGGTAAATCAAAGCGTTACTTTAGAGTGGGGTTTGGAAAATGGCTCACCGAACGAGCGTTTGTTAAGAAATATTTTAGTGAAGAATAAATGAATATAAAAAAGTCAGATATGGGAAATAAGATTAATGTAGCGGAAATCCTAAAGGATAAGTCGCAAGGAACTAAGTTGTACGACTTATTACGCAATATAGACGTAGAGTTAGATAAAGTCCACACAACAGACGTTGGTACTTATATAGAATGTACATCAACTAATGAAGTAGGCAGTACTCTTTTGTTTGATTATTCAAAACTAGGTACAGAAAAATGCTGGCTTGAAGGCTTACGGATTCTCCTTCCTTCTAAGAATATGCGTGACTGGGGCAAGTTCGCCTGGAAGAAGGGCGATTTGCTTATCAATAGTTGTGGATTTCAGTGCATTTTCAAAGAATGGGCATCTGATGATTATACAAAGTTCAACGGATGCTATTCTAATAGCAGGGATGGTTACGAAGACGTATCAAATGCAGAAACAGCTAAGTTTGACAAGTTAGATAACAATATTGCCTATGGATATGTCAGAGAGATTGAAAGAAAATTAGGAGGAATATTAAACCTTGAAACTTTGGATATTGAGAAGGCTCAGCCAGAGTTCAAGGATGGTGATATACTATGTGTAATTGAAAGTTCTAACAATTATCACTATATACTTATATACGAAGGTCAAGATGATGAACATATTTATCGCTATGTAACAATGCTTGAGAATAATTCTTTAATTATAGAAAAGGGTTCTTATTTTACAAAACCAAAAGACTATTCTATGCGCTATGCCACAGAAGAAGAGAAGCAGCAGCTCTTTGACGCTCTCGCAAAGAAAGACAAGGCTTGGGATGCTGAGAAGAAAATGATTGTTGATTTGAAGAAAAAAGTCGAGCTTAAACCTTTTGATAAGGTTGTAGTAAGATGTAGCGAAGCAGATAGATGGTCTATAGATTTCTTTAGTTATAAAGCACCTAACGGATATATATGTACAGGAGACGCTTGGTTTGGATATTGTCTTCCTTACAATGAGGAGACTGCAAAGTTAATAGGTACAACTAAAAATATGGAGGTTTAAGATATGGACGAAGCTTTTAAGAAGGAACTTATAGAGCATTGTAAAAGGCAAATGCAACGCTTTGAGAGAATGGGAAGAACAGATTCTTTCGCATATAAAGAACATGCTGTTTTACTTAGTTTTCTTGAACGTCCATATTTACCTTTTTAATATAGTAATAGTTATGATAGACATAAAGAAAAAAATCCAAGCCGCCAGAGATTACGCAAGAAAAAGCTATCGTGTAATCAGAAAGGTTAGCAAAAACGGCTTTATGGTTCAAAGAGATAAAAATGCCGATAAGCATTTCTTGGATGGCATTGATTGGGCAGAGAAAGAGATATTCAAAGATTTGATTCATAATGCTAACGAAGTTCCTCAAATTGGCAGAGGAAGGATTCTTGCATACTCAAGAGACTGCGGTTATAGAAATCTTTACAACCTATACGATATGATGTACAAGACTGATTGCGGCACATATCAAGAAATGTGGGAATTAGAAGTTAAAGCTTACTATTTGGATGGTTGGATATACGCAGATGAATTGTTTGACTTAATTATCAAAGGAGGTGATAGCAAATGACCGATGCAGAATTTAATAAGTTTGTGCTTATGCTAGAGAATGAAGCGTTTCGGTTTTCGAGAAGCCAAAACGAATTTAAGGAACATCGAGTAGTGATAGAACAGTCTTTCAAGATAGGAGGGCTGTTCATTCTTCGAGAGTTGGAAAAGTATTTTAATCAAAAGAAGTAAGCGTATGATATTATATGAGAATCAATGTTTTGAGCTTTTAAAAGCTTTGTGTTATAGTGTCCCACAGAATCCAAATGTCGGTAGGTTTGAGATTGCAAACGTGATACTTGACACATTACAAAAAATAAAAGATGCGGATTAACAGCTTTCGGGCACAAATTTAAAGATAATGACAAAGGAAGAAATATTGGAAAAGGCATCTGATTTTGAGGATGAAGATGAGTTTGTGAAGTGTGATAGATTGCCGTTCACTGAAGAATTGTGGCTTTTACATCAGCTAGTGTATATCGGCTTGTCTTGCACCTATACAGGTCGTGGCTATATAATTGAGAAACTTAAAGATTAGCAAAGTTTAAGAGCGTGAGACACACGTTAAAAACTGAAAAGAAGAAACAAATGGAAAGTAAGATTGTTTTAACAAAAGAAAGTTCTTCATCTGATTTGGAGAGTTACTTTCGTGGAGTTTTGGAATTAGATAAGCAGAGAAAGGAATATCCGGTAAATCTTGATGAAGTTTGGCAACTTTGCTATGCAGAGAAAGGAAAGGCAGTGCGTGCATTGAAGACCAACTTCATTGAGAATGTGGATTTTATCAGTATTGCCAAAAATGGCAAAACTGCAACAGGTGGTTACAAAGAGGTTAGCTATCACCTCACCTCCGCTTGTTTGGAATATTTTGTTGCTCGCAAGGTTCGTCCGGTGTTTGAAGTGTACCGCAAGGTCTTTCATTGTGTAGCACAAGGCATCATACCTTCTTATCAGATTGAAGACCCAATTGAGAGAGCGAAGCGTTGGATAATGGAGCAGGAAGAGAAGAAAGCCATTGAGGAAAAGAACAAGGAAATGCAGCCAAAGGCAGAATACTTTGACAACTTAGTTGACAAAGGCTTGCTTACGAACTTCCGAGATACTGCAAAGGAGATTGGTATGAAGCAGAATCTGTTCATCAAAACCTTGATTAAGAAGAAATACGTCTATCGTGATAAACAGAATCACATTAAGCCATATTCGCAATACAATGGTGACTTGTTTAAGGTGAAAGACTGGGGAAACGACAAAGTTGTAGGTACAAGAACACTAATCACACCAAAGGGAAAGGAGACATTCAGACTGCTTTTCGGAAATGGTAATATGCCTTCGTTGAATTTCTAGGTAAAGGGAGAGGAATATCATTTCCCCTCCTTTGTCCTAATCTCCAGCTCGATAGGCTTGCCGCAATGAGGGCAAACAAATGTTGGCTTAGATGGCTCGATTTCGTCTTTGAAGAAGTCTCCAACCTTACACCCTAATACATCGGCAATACGCTGTAATGTCCTCATCGTAGGGTTACGGCTGAGGTTTTGGGTAAAAGTAACTCTTGATATACCCATTTCTTTAGCTACCTGTTCGATAGTAAAGCCCTTTTCTTTAATTATTGATTTAACGTCCATATTTATAATATAATAATGTATGATTGAATTTCGACTGCAAAGATAAGAAAGTTTTTTGAAACTACCAAATTTTTCTTTTGTATTGATTGAATTAAATCATACAATGTGAAGTTCTGTTAAGAAAAAGGTCATACATACATAGTTATGTTAAAAGATGATTAAAATCATTCGTTTTCTTGCAAATAATTTGGTTTGTATGATTTTATTTTGTATCTTTGCAATGTCTTTAAGAGATAAAGGCTTTAAAGTTTAACTATTAATTGCTGCTATGCAGCCGAGTCGGCACTCGTAAAACGGTATAGTGATTATGGCTACTACATTAAGAAATACATTGAGTGAGGTAATGAAGCTTGCTTGGCAGTTCATCAAGAAGAACGGCTATACAATGAGCGAGGCTTTAAAGGTTGCTTGGATGAACATCAAGCTGAAGGGTCAGATGAAGAAGCGCATCGTGAAGTTCTACTTTCAGAAGGTTGATGGCAGCTTGCGTGAGGCATTCGGCACATTGAGCGAGAAGGTTATCCCAGCTACACAGGGTGCAGGTCGCAAGATGAATGACACTTGTCAAGTGTACTTCGATACCGAGAAAGAAGAATGGCGTTGCTTCAAGAAGGCAAACCTTATGAGAGTTGCATAACAGATTTCTAACGATTTAAAAAGAAACTAGATATGAGCGCAAAGATTATCGTGATGCAAGGCAACATGGTTGCAACCATCGAAGAGACCAACAAGGACGCATTTATTAAGCGTGGTGAGTATAAAGAGACCGAGCTGGACAAACGCAAGCGTGAGGTCGATTTCTTGATTACAAGCATCGCAAACCGCTACGAAGTGACATTCAATCACAAGGTAGAGCTGAAGGAAAGCCGGAGCATCAAGAAAAGCGAATATTTCGATAACATCTACTACGTTACCGAGAACGCATTGAACAAGCTGAAAAAGCAATACTCATACGAGTGTGACTTGTAATAGATTTCGTGAGGCACACGCTAAACTGCACCGGACTTTGAACATTAAACATTTAAGAGATATGGATAAGAATTTGATGGATGCTCTTTACGTTGAGCATGATGGCAAGATTGGCGTTTTAAGCTCAGATGAACGCAAGGTGGTATCACAAGTTGTCGGCACGGATTTGACGCTTGTGTACGACAAGAAAGAGGGTAATACGTACCTTTTGATACCACTAACCCGAAACCATAAGTTCGAATGCAATTGTAGTCACATTATCGTGGATGGCAAGCGGTTCGATTCGGACATCTTCTTCCGCAAGGATGCTTGCCAATGGATTGAGATTGACAAAGAAACGTTATCTAAGGTAGCATAATAAATAAGGAGGTTTAAGCGATGAAAGTATATGTAGTAATTTCTTCATACCAACATGGGTTGGGTGAAGCAGTGGAGGTTGATGCAGAAGTCTTCTCTACCATAGATAAGGCAAGAAAAGCGATAGGACACAAAGGGATGAACACTTTGGAGAATTACAAGCGAGTTTTAAATTGCGATGATTATCTATACAATATCTCAGATTCTTTCTTCCATATCTCAGACAGCGAAGGAGAAACGTGGGACAATTTTGACATCGTAGAACAAGAATTAAAATAATAAAGCTATGAAGATTGATTTTATCAAAAATGTTATAGAAGTTGCGAAGAAGTGTGGTTGCCTTGTGACAATTACACTTGTAAATGGGCAGGTATCTCATGTAAATTTTAGTAAGCATATAAAGAAGTTTACTACTACAGATGATGTTATCTACAACGAAGAGGAACATATTGTGACAATAATTGATACGGATGGAAGTTGTGACTACATTGATAGCGATTCCATCATTCGCATATTTAGTAAAAAAGGTGTTTAACAATTGATTAGATAAGAATATGGATGCAGGTCATGTGAATGTGATATTGGGCGAAGCCGAGAATAAAGGTCTTAGAGGAAATATCAACTTGGTAGGTGGAGCAAAGATAAGTTTCGACTTCAATAGTGTTGGTGGTGAAACCTCTTTCAATTGCAATACAAAGAACAGAACACTTATGATTGGGAGTGGAAGTACAGTAGTGTTTACACGTAAATATATTGATTGTAGCTCTATTCAGTATATTGAAGTGCTTGAACGTACAAACTAATTATAGGAGACAAGAATATGAATATACTAGACTATTATGAGGTTGTCACCTCAAAGATTTTCAAGTTGGAAAGCATGAACGAGGGGCTTGTATTGATAGCACCGGAGCAGGAGGTAGATGGAGTCCGTTCCTTGATGGTGGGATTATATGTTCCTGAGCATGAACGATACAAGATATATACTTTCCGTTCATCTATGAACGAGGGCGAACTTGGCGACAAGTACAAGGCGATGGTCGGCACGATGGATGTGCTTAAACCGGATTGGGACAGAATTAGAAAGAAAAGACGGAAGAGGATTTAACCTCTTACCGCCTTAAGGATGCAAGCTATTTCAAGATTATTTTTAGAAAACATGAAAATAAATTAGAGTTTCCTTGTATTTCTCGAAGGTTTTTGTTACCTTTGCGGATGCAAATAATAAAACAATGAGCTTATGAAAGTATTATCAATTCGTCAGCCGTATGCTTGGTTAATCGCTATCGGCTGCAAGACCATTGAAAACAGAACCTGGAATAGAAAGTTCCGTGGTCGTTTCCTTATTCATGCAAGCCAAGCCAAACCCGAAAAACTTGACGGATGGCAGGAGAGCGCAATGAAGAAATATTGCCAAGAGCATGGTATTGTTATTCCGGACTTCAAAGACTTACCAACGTCAGCCATTATCGGCAGTGTAGAATTGGATGATATTCAATTTCATGAGGCTTATCCGGATGCGTTTGCTGAAGATTTCCAATATCATTGGTTCTTGAAGAATGCTAAATTGTTCGATGAGCCGATTAGAAACGTCAAAGGCAAGTTATTCCTCTGGGATTATGAGTACAATGAAGCCGAAAAGTAAAATAACAATACTTATGTAATAAAAATACAAGTCGTTGGAAATTAGCGCAAAAGTGCTTGTGGGTCTAAGAGGTAAATAAGGAAATAATATAAACATATTGTAAAATATTGAAGTTATGAAGAAGAAATTGATTATTGCCATCATCGCAGCTATCGTTGTGCTAGGTGGCGGCATTGGTGGCTATGTGTATCATTCTAACCAAGTTAAGGCAGAAAAAATGGCTAATTACAAGAAGGCGTTGTCTGATTATCGCTTCAATAGCAACAGATTAATATATTCTTTGGATTTCGTAGTAACGGATTTTATAATCAATTGGAACTCGGCTATAACGAATAAAAAGGCTATGAACACAAAGAACGAAATCGTTCCTTGCTCCGATTTCGAGGATGCCGTTTCTTTTCGATATGCCTTCTATGATAAGTATGGCGCATATAAGATTTTAGATAGCGTATATGTCTCATTAGGAAAACATTTGGAAAAGATGCGTGTAAATGCTAATGAAGAACAGCAAAAAATCGTAGAAACCTGTAGTAATGAATACAGGGAGTTGAATAATGCTATTGTTCTTGTGAAAAAGCCTTATGGCGCATTGGTGCAATATTCTAAACAGAAAGGAGACTTATTCTTTAAACTTTATGCTTTTGATAGCGAATTGGCTAAAGTTTCTCCATTGGAAGAAGATAAGGGCGATGAGAGAACAAAAGCAATGAATATGGAATTATACGGAACGCATTTGTTTGTTACGGCAGACTTTGACAAAGAACCGCAAAAGGCAAAAAAGCAAAGTTATACGTTTAGTAACATCACTACAAATTGGATTTATTTAAAATGATGGTTCTATTTTAATATAGCGTAATCTTTAAAATAGGTTTCTAAAAGAAAATAAAGTTCAAAAGAACAAAGAAATACATTAAATAGTTTGCGTGTTTCAGAAATTATGCTTACCTTTGCAAACGAAATCAGAAATGGTTTAGCCGTGAAGTGGAAAGCATGGTTACTGAGATAAGAAGAAAATTAAGAGTCTTCGGACTTTTCTATACTTTTAGCCTCGTTCGCACTTTCCACATTAGCGGGCGGGGCTTTTGTTTTGCCCCAAAGGTAAGAGGCATACCTGTAAAACTGCCGTGTTTAATTAATAATTATGTAGAGTAATGAAGACGATTTCATTGAAATTGGTAGGCACTAAGCCTTTGATGGTTCACAATCCAAGAGTAGTTGACCCATTTGACAAGTACAAGAAACTTTTGCAGCCATTGACTAGCAAGCGAACAAAGACAGATGATGATTTGTTGGAGATTTGCCGATTGCAATTCCTTGCATCCTTGTACTATCGCAATGGCGAGTATGTGTTACCACAATCGCACGTAGAGGGTAGTTTTCAAGCTGCTGCCAAAGAACGTAAGCTTGGCAAGAAGTTTGAGCGTTCCTTCGGCCTTTATGGTGATGGTGTATTGCAATTCAAGGACAACGACAAGACACCGGAAGAACTTTTTGAGGTTGGGCGCACAAAGGAGGGTTATTTTGACCCATCAACTTCCTATGTTGACACAAGAGCGTGCGGTATCAAAGGTTCTGTTAAAGTCCCTGCAACAAGAGCGATATTTCCAGAATGGTCAACGGAAGTTACTTGCTGGTTCGATGAGACGCAGCTGAACGAGGAGGAAGTATTACAGGTGGCTGAGATTGCAGGCCTTCGCTATCATGTCGGTACTTACAGAAAGCTTTATGGAGCGTTTAAAGTAGAAAAGAAATAATTTTTATAAAAAGAAAAGGTGTAGTGTGGTTAGGCTTGGTGAGGTGAGGTCTAGTAGGGTGAGGTTTGGTTAGGTAGGGTGAGGTTTGGTAAAGTTTGGTAGAGAAGAACACAATGATGGTCGTAGGCGAGGTTCGATTCCTCGCCATTGTGCAAAACATTGGTACGGTATGGTCTGGTGGGGTAGAGTGCGGTGAAGAGCGGTTCGGTAAGGTCGGGTAAGGTTTAGTAGAGACGAACTCCCTACATGGTGGTTATCTAAGGTTCGATTCCTTAGTAGGGAGCAACATTAAAAGAATGGAAATATGAAAGAAGATACGAAAAATAGTTTTGATGGTTTGGAGGAAGAAATTCTTTCTACATTTAAAGATGGTCAATTGATTTCGCATGAATGGATGAAGTCAAAGTTTGGTATTACTCCTTTACGTTGGGATGATTACAAGGATGTCCAGAAGCTATTCCAAGCCAAGGATAAACAGCAGTTTGATTATATGACCTTGGTAGATAAATTGCGTTGGGATATGCTGAAGCGAAAGAAATGCTATCTTAAAAACATTTATGGTGATGGCTATGTGATTGTCCCAAAGGAAGAACAGGCTGAATATGGATTCACTCAAACGATGAAGGAAATCAAGGAGTCCTTGCGCAAAGGTGCTTTGATAATTGGAAATGTGAGACCTTTGCCAATGTTTGCCGTATCATCCTATAATGATATTAAAAGCCGTTTCAGCACAATAAAAAGCGTGTTGTCTGCGTTAAAGCTATAGAGCCGCAACCTTTTAAGCGTGTGGCTTCAATTGTTATATAGAACTCAGAGTCTTCTGCATGTGAATGTAGAAGACTTTTTGTTAATTGAGGTTAATATAACAAAAAAGTTATCCTTTTATTTGCATATATAACAAAAAAGTTATATCTTTGCATTGTCTTAAGGACAAAAGAGGTCTTTTACTTATTTATTAATTTCTTCTATATATGATGAAGACTAGTCAATTATTGAGAAAGCTGACCCAAGCAGGTTGCTATGTGGTTCGGCATGGTGGTAATCACGACATTTGGTTTAGTCCAACAACAAAACTTAAATGTCCAGTGCCACGGCACGGCAGTCGTGAAGTTTCTCGAAAGACTTACGACAGTATTCTTGAAAGATTGCTTGGGCTTTAAGCCCAGCAATTTTTCGCTTATATAGCAAGAAGTTGATATGAGTTTAAGACCTCTTTTTAAAGTTTAGAATCGGAATTATGGCAACAAAGGTAATTATACAAGTAGAAAAGTGTAAAGAAGAAAAGAATTTTTCTTGCTATATGGTGGATAAATTTCCAGACTTCCATCTAGTCGGATTTGGCAACTCTGCAAAACAAGCGATGGATGATATTTTTGTAGCAAAGGAAGAGATTAAAGAGCTTCTTGAAGAAGAGGGAAAGCAAATGCCTGAATTGGTGTTTGAGTTCCGGTATGATATAGGTTCTTTCTTCGATTATTTTTCATATCTGAATATAAATGGTGTCGCAAAGAAAGCTGGCATTAATGCTTCTCTGATGCGTCAGTATGCAATGGGAATCCATGAGCCTAGCAAAAAACGTAAGCAGCAAATTCTTGATTGCTTACATGGAATTTCAAAAGAATTACAGGCTGTCGTGATTTGACGGTCTTTATATATAGAAGAAAAATAAGTAAACAAGACCGAGCCTTCTGCATGTGAATGTGGAAGGCTTTTTTGTATCTAGACATTATTCTTTGCACTTAAATCTTTTGTGAAATAGCACGCCTTTATTCTTTCGTTATTGCTTTGATTATTAGCTAATTTTGCCAATAAAAATATATTAGGATGGCACAGCTAGAATTTAACATCAAAGCGAATTTCGACCAAATCAAGCAAGCAAAGCAAGAGCTTGAAAGATTGCGTGGTGAGTTGTTGAAAACAACAAAGGCGACAGATAAGACGGTGGTTCAAGACCTTACGGACAAATATGCAGAGCAAAAGCAAAAGGTGACAGAGCTTAGTTCCGCAATGTCTCGCTATGCTTTGGTGATGAGTAGTGATTATGCCAAGAAAATGCAGAATCTTACACGAGAGGTTTATTCTTTCGAGTTACAGGCTGATGCAAGTAAGAGAAAGATAGAAAGACTTTCTTCAGAGATAGCTAAAATGCAGTCTAAACTTCGAAAAGGTGGCTTGGATGTAGGAACTTCAACAATCCTTAATCGTGATATAAGCGAAAATTCCACTATACTCAATGATGAGAAAAGGCGTTATGAGAATCTAACCGGATTAGGTAAGCAGGCAAGAATCGAATTGCAAAACATGCAAGCAGAGTATGTCCGCTATTCGGGTTCTTCGAGCGCAACTACTGATAACGTAAAGGTGATGACTGATGCCTTTGCCGGAATGATTGAGGAAATGAAGAAAGTTCCTACTGTCGGTGAGGGTGCAACATCTTTATTTAATCGTCTCGGTGGTGATGCAAAGCAATTAGCAATGAGCCTCGTAGGTGGCCTGGGGTTTGAACAATTGGCAGAACACATCTTTAATGTTCGTTCACAATTCCAACAGCTTGAAATTTCATTCACTACAATGCTTGGTAGTGAGCAGAGAGCAGGAGCATTGATGAACCAACTTGTTCAAACGGCTGCGAAGACTCCTTTCGACATGAGTTCGATAACAAATGGGGCAAAGCAGTTGTTGGCTTATGGTACGGCTGCAAATGAGGTTAATGATATTCTTGTTCATCTTGGAGATATTTCGGCAGGTCTGAACGTTCCGCTGAACGATTTGGTGTATTTGTATGGTACAACAATGAGCCAAGGCCGCATGTACACGGTGGACTTGCGTCAGTTTATGGGCAGAGGCATCCCGATGGCTGAGGAGCTTGGTAAAATCATGGGCAAGACAACCCAAGAGGTTCAGCAAGCGGTTACAGATGGAAAGGTCGGAGCTGATTTGGTGAAAAAAGCTATCATCAGCATGACCGAAGAGGGCGGCAAGTTTGGTGGACTGATGGAAAAGCAATCCACAACCTTGCAAGGAAAATGGTCTAACATTGGCGATAGCGTTGACCAGATGTTTAACGAACTCGGCAAGAAGTCGCAAGGAATATTTGGCACTGGTTTAGACTTGATTTCGTCTTTGGTTGACAATTGGGAGACGGTCGTTAAAGTTATTGGTTCGGCTGCGGTAGCCGTAGGCATATATAAGACAGGTCTGATGGCGGCAGCATCCATCCAAAAAGCTCAAAACAAAGCTACACTTGATAGTATTGCAAGTAATCTTGACGAAAAGATAAAAGCGTACAAAGATGAAGCTGAATTGTATCATTCCTACACCGGAAAAGATACATCCGAATATAAGAGCCAAAGACTTTCGGATTTGAATAAGGCTGTTTCTAATACTGATATGTTGGGTACGGATAAGGCCGAGGAACTTGTGTCTCTTAAAATCAAAGAGGCTCAGACCGATGGAATCATAACCCAACAAATGGCAGAGCAATTGCAACTTAAACGTGATATGCTTGTCACTCAGCAACAATCTGCTGCTAAAGAACAGATGGAGGCTTTGGAACTTTCCAAGGGACTTGATGAGAAAATGGCTCAGTTCAAGGAAATGGAAAATGATTACCGACATCTTAACGGAAAAGATACCAAAGATTATAAGGCAAGCCGTTATAATGAGTTGGGAAATGCTTTGTCCGATACCGAAAATATCGGTGATGATGAAACGGAGAAACGCATATCTAAGCAGATAGAATTAGCGAAATCTGAGGGGTTGATTAGCGAAGAAATGGCTAAACAACTCCAGTTGAAGCGTGACCTCTTGGTTGAGCAGACAAGACTTGCGGAGAAAGAACAACTCCAATGGCAAAATGCGGTAAATGCCAAGGAAGCCGCAGAAGAAGAGTTGCGTGCAAAAAGATTGCAAGAAGCCGACATTGCTGCTGCAAATAAGGCTGCGGAACAAGCAAAGGCTGAGGCTGACCTTAAACAAAAAATAGCCAAGGCAAATGAAACCGCTTATGGTAAGGCTCTTTTGGAAACTAACGCCTTACAGAAGAAAGTAGATTTGCAGCAAGAAAGTTACGACAAAGCGATGGATGAGGCTCGTGAAAAGAGAGTAGTCCTTGCTCAGCTTGATGAGGAAATAAAAAAGCAGCAGCAAATCATAGAACAGAAAGAAAAGGAATTGGTCTATGATAATGGGGCGGTTGATACGACTTCTTTTGGTGGCTATGCGGATTCTTTTTCGGATAATGAAAATAGTTCAATAGTTCAATACGAGGCTGAACAAGCGAAATTGGAAGAGCTGATGCAAAAGCGTCAGCAAGCGGATGAGGAATACGAAAGTTCTAACGCAAAGCGTAAGGCTATCCAACAGGAACTTCAGACTACGACTGAGAAGTTGACAGAAGCCGAAGAGAATGAAACCGAGGTCTATAAAGAGACAGGAGCAGCAGCAGATGAAATTGGGGATATTGTTCAGCAAGGAATAGATATAGAGGATGGTAAGATTAGCATTACGGAGGCGGCAACTACTGCTACACAAACCAATACTACTTCTGAAGCTAGCAATGCAACTGCAAAAAGTACTAATGCAAATGCTACTTCTTCGGAAACTATTGCTAATACGGCAAACTCGACTTCAAAGACAGCTAATACTGCGGCAACTAATGTAAATACAACGTCCGAGAACGTGAATACAGGAGCAAAGGAACGGAATTCCCTTGTTACCTCTATATTATCTGTTGGCACAAAAGGGTTAGCCTTAGCTCAAAATGTGTTAACATGGGCGACTAATGCCGTGACGGTAAGCATGAAGGAATTGTGGGCTGCAATGCTTTCAAATCCTTTAACTACCATCCTTACTTTGGTAACAACCGCTATGTCTGTTTTTGCGATGTTTGGAAGTAGTGAGGAAGACGTTGCTAAGAAGACTCAAGACATGGGTAATAAGGCTGCTGAGGCTAGTAATAAGGTTCGTTCCTTGTTTGCAGTTTTGAATAATGGCAAGGCAGAAGACCATAAGGATGCAATAAATGAATTGAAGTCTGCTTATGAAGAATATGGGATAAAATTGGATGAAACTAAAATGAAGTCTCAAAGCATGAGTGAGCAAGCTGATGAGTTAAAAGCGCATGAAGAAGAACTTATCGGTATTATTGAAAAGCGTTCTCTTGAAATGGAGCGTGCAAATCAATTGCAGGAGGCTTATGATAATTATAATTCTTCAAATGATTCATCTTTCAGCTCATTTAAAGATTCTATAGATGATAAGTTGTCTGATGTAGAAATGGGTACTATTCGAAGTCTCGTAAGTCAGGATGACATAGACAAGTTAGCTGAACTGCGAAAGGAGATGAATGCTTGTGGTGGAGATTTAAAGGTGTACAACGCATTGAATGCTCAATATTCCCAATTACAAGGGGAGTTGAATGTAAAAATAGGAACTTATCTCGAAAATATGCACCATAGCCGTTCTGAGGTGGCTCAGATGATTCCTGATATAAACGACTTTACTGATGGGCTTGTTAGCAACAAAGTTGAGTTGGATGGTACTGTTGATTCTATAAATAATAGCGTCAATGCCGCAGAACGTGCGAGAAAAGCCACATCTAAGTTGACTTATGCGCAAGAGGAACAAGCTTTGAAAAATCAATATGCAAAGAAGAGCTTCAAGGATTTGAATAGTGAAATCCAAGAGACAATAAAGTTGTGCAGTAGAAAGTTGCATCTTGATATTAAGGTTAACTATGATGATAGTGAGCTTCCTGCATGGATTAAGAATATGTCTCAGTCTCAGTTGAAAGCGAGTATGGCTGTGAGAAAGAACTGGCTTGACGGACACAAAAAAGGGGATGTTCTTCAAGTTGGAGGTCAATATAAGACTTACGAACAGGTCGCAAACGAATTGGCTATGATGCAAGCAAGAGGTAACAACATCGAAAGTAAGCCGAAGAAAAGCCAAAAGGAGATAGATAAGGAGAGGAAGACAAGAGAGAAAGCGGCTAGGGATGCTGAAAAGGCTAGGAATGATGCCGAGACAAAGGCTGGTAATAAGCGCAAGGCTGAGGAGGACTATTCCAAGTCTATTTCTTCCTATTCGGAGAAAGCCAGCGATGAGTTGTCTAAGCGAAGAACGGAATTGATTAAGAATGAGACTGAAAAGGAGATTGCTCAAATTAATATGTCTTCAGACAAGGAGAAAAAGGCTATAGAGGATTCGATTGACAAACTCGTTGAGGCTAAGAAGAAGAAAGACCAGATCGTTTGGGTAAATTCGGGCAAGGGTCGTAAAGCCAACATGTGGAAACAGGGTAAGTCCGATGCGGAATACCGCAAAGAGGTATTGGGCACACAAATGGTTGACGACAAGGGTAATCATCTTGGGAAGACCATTGGACAGAACTCTGAAGACCAAATTGCCTTGATTGAGAAACAGAGACAATTAAAGCTGAAGGAAATCCAGCAAGCGGAGATAAAGGACATGTTGGATTTCATGAAGCAGTATGGTAGTTTGGAACAGCAGCGTTATGCTATCTTGAAAGAATATGCCGACAAGATAGACCTTGCTAGAGAGAAAGGTGATACTTTTGGCGCAGCGAGTGCGGAAATGGAGATGAACGACCAGTTGAAGAAGTTGAATTTTTCGGATTTCAAGGATTCTATCAATTGGGATGTTGTCTTTCAGGATATGAACCGATTGAGTATTCCTTATCTTGAAGACCTTCGCAAGAAGATGAAGGAGTTGCTTGGTTCGGGTACGTTGGAAATTGATGACATGAAAACCGTATCTGACCAAATCTACAAGATTGATGATGCGATTTCCGAGCAGAAGGATAGATGGGGATTGGTTAATGATGCAGTCCGTGAACACCGTAGGCTTATTGATGAGGCGAAGGATGCGCAAGACCGATTGGCACAAGCTAGAAAGGGGGAGTTTGATGCCAAGGCTGATAATATGAGCCAAAGGAGAAAAATCCAAGGAGTGTTTGCTGAAAGTGGGGTTAACATAGATACCAGTAATATCACTTCTGCCAATAAGGACAAACTTATGGGTTCTACCAAGAATCTCAGTGTAAGCCAAACGGAGAAGTTACGTAAGCTTTTTGATGATTTGGCGGTTTCAGAGGTTAAGGTCGGAAAGGCTACAAAGGAAGTCGGAAAGGCACAGGAAGAAGCCAAGGTAAAGCAGGATGCTGCAAAGAAGAGCTTGCATGATACTATAGAGGAATGGGCTGAGGGCTTGAGGAAAATCCAAGAGAAGCTGAAAGACCTTCCTGGGTTAGTCGATGCGTTAGGTCTCGGAAACACAGGCTTTGGTAAAGCCGTGAATAACGGAATGGATGCATTGAACAGTGGAACACAAGCCTTTTCTGATTTTGCAAGCGGAAACTACATAGGTGCGGCTATGAATGGAATAAAAACCATTGGCTCGTTGGGCAAGATGTTCGGTATAGGCGGAGGTAATGGTGCAGAAGTTGCGAAGAAAACTGAAGAGCTGACCGAGAGCAATGACAGATTGATGTATTCCATTGATAAGTTAAAAGAGTCTATTGACAAATCTTCCGGTTATACAGCCGTCAGCAACTATAATGCTGCTTACGATGCTCAAAAACAGGTTAACACCCAAACGATGGATATTCTCAAAACACAGATGGGGTATCATGGGGCACACCATTCAAATGCTTATTATTGGAATCTTTCTGCACAAGATTATGCGGCAATCAATAAGACTTTGGCTGAGCAAAGTAAGATAAGGGGTGGTTATACTAATTCTTCGATAAACAAGGTTAATTCCTTGGAGGATATATACAAGCTCACTCCAGAGCAGATGGCTGACATTCGTACACATAATGCGGATGTATGGAAGAATATGACCGACCAAGGCAAGTATGATAAGACGGAATATTGGGAGCAATATACAGAACTGGCGGGCAAACTAGAGGAGTTGACGGAGCAAATCAATGAGAATTTGACTCAAACAACCTTTGATTCGATGAAGAGTGACTTCATAAACAACCTTATGGATATGAGTAAGTCTGCAAAGGATTTTTCTAATGACTTCACTACAATGCTCAACCAGTCGATGCTCAACTTCGCTTTGGGAGACCTTATGAATAAAAAGCTTAAGCCTCTTTATGAGAGCTGGGCAAACAAGATGAAAGAGAATGGAGGAAGGAAGCTCACGCCAACCGAATTGAATAATCTTAAAGAAGAGTATGACAAGATAGTTCAAGAGGGTTTGGCTATTCGTGATAATATTGCTGATATTACGGGTTACAAACAATCTTACGAGCAGTCCGCTTCTTCCGGTTCTTTTGAATCAATGAGCCAAGATACAGGTAATGAGTTGAATGGTCGTTTCACTGCGGTACAAATTGCCACGGAGGGAACGTATGAGGAAACAAAGCTCATAAATACCAAGTTGGATGCTATTGCGGCTCGTGATGGTGGCACAGAAGGTAGCTTGTTGACGATTAGCGTGAATACTATTATGGGTAATGTAGAAAATATTTGGTTAGCCGTTGATGAGGGAAGAACCATTCTTGCCCAAAGCTTGATGTACTTGCAGTCGATTGATGAGAGACAAGAGCGATGGCATAAGCCTATGTTGCAAGCATTCAATGATATACACGAATTGAAAGATAAGATGAGTAGATTGTAAACAAAGAAGAGGAACGTATGATGCGCTCCTCTTTCTTTTTATAGTTTCTTTTCTTCCAGTAATTCGTCAACTCTCGCTTGAAATGCAAGTTCTGTCTCTGAAAGGCTGTAGCCAGAGTAGGAATAGCTTGTCCCGATGATGTGGCCATCAAACCTTCCAGTATTGTCATCCTTTGTGAAAGTGCCTTTGTAGCCCTTGTATTGGAATACTATTTCCTTGTTGTCCTCTTGCTCATCTTTGTCGTAAGACTTAGCTATCTTAATCAGGTAACAGAAGCCGAACATGAATAGGCAAGAGATAAAGGAAGAGATTGAGAATCCAACCATTGCCCATCCTATCGCCTTCGTCTCCTGCTCTCCAAAGAAGCCCATCATCAAGCCGATGGCAAACAATAATATAGTTAACCATAGTGCTACTGTACTAATTAACGAGAGAACACGGAATACCGCTGTACCTCTCAAATTGAAAAAATCATTCATAGCCGTAAAAGTTTTAATTATTAATACTTGCAAGGAATGTTCCTTACGTTACTTAACACTTTCCAACTTGTCCAGCACGTCCCTAGCCTCAGCAATGGACGATGCGGAATACAACTCACCACCTTGTTTTATTAGGGCGATGAAATCTGAACAATCAGCTTCGGAAACTAGTTCTGCAAGCGTTACACCTATAATGCTTGCTATCTCCTGAAGACTGGCTACAGTTGGATTCCCATCAATAGTTTGTATCAAGGATGGTAAAGATACTCCCTTGCCACCTTTTTTATTAGTCAGCCTATCCGCTACATAAGTAAGCGTAAAGCCTTTTCGTTTAATTATGCCTCGTATATCCATACCTTATAATATATTAAGTTCTAACTTTACTTATTGATGTTGCAAAGATACACATATTTTCGCAAACAACCAAACTTATTATGAAAAACTAAGTTTTTAACCTAACAATGCAAACAAATCTTAATTTGTGTATTAAATCAGCAAACAAAGGTTAAAGTTAGGATAAAACTTAATAAAATATTTGGTAGTTAGGATAAAACTTAGTATCTTTGCATCGTGATTAAGAAACAAAGGTCACAATAACATTATTAATTTAGCTGAGGTTGCACCTCCGAGTGGCACTCGTAAAACCGTTTAGTTGATTATGGCTAATTCATTTAAGAATATGATGAGAGAAGTGATGAATATGGCACACAGAGCCTTTCAGCTTAAAGGTGCTTATATGAGTTGGGCAGAATGCTTGAAGCAAGCTTGGCAGGTAATAAAGCTGAAGGCTCGCATGAAGAAGCAGGTCGTTGAGTTCTACTTTCAGAAAATGAATGGTGAGATTCGTCAGGCTTTCGGCACTTTGATGGAGAGTCATATTGACTACACTCCAAACGGCAAGGGTTACGCTTGCAAGGACTGCACAAAGTATTGGGATGAAGTCAAGGGCGAGTGGAGACAATTCAAGAACTACAACTTGATTCGAGTTGCATAACAGATTTCTAACGATTTAAAAAGAAACTAGATATGAGCGCAAAGATTATCGTGATGCAAGGCAACATGGTTGCAACCATCGAAGAGACCAACAAGGACGCATTTATTAAGCGTGGTGAGTATAAAGAGACCGAGCTGGACAAACGCAAGCGTGAGGTCGATTTCTTGATTACAAGCATCGCAAACCGCTACGAAGTGACATTCAATCACAAGGTAGAGCTGAAGGAAAGCCGGAGCATCAAGAAAAGCGAATATTTCGATAACATCTACTACGTTACCGAGAACGCATTGAACAAGCTGAAAAAGCAATACTCATACGAGTGTGACTTGTAATAGATTTCGTGAGGCACACGCTAAACTGCACCGGACTTTGAACATTAAATAATTAAGAGATATGGATAAGAATTTGAAGGATGCTCTTTACGTTGAGCATGATGGCAAGATTGGCGTTTTAAGCTCAGATGAGCACAAGGTGGTATCGCAGATTATCGGTACGGACTTGACGCTTGTGTACGACAAGAAAGAGAGTAATACGTACCTTTTGATACCATTGACCCAAGCCCACAAGTTCGAGTGCAAGGGTAGCCACATCATTGTGGATGGCAAGCGGTTCGATTCGGACATCTTTTTTAGAAAGAATGGTTGCCAATGGATTCAGATGCAATCAAAAGAAATGCTATCAATGGTAGCGTAACAATATATAAGGTGAGGCACACCTGAGCAACTGCATATTATCTTTGATGTTTAACAATTAAATTCCGTGAATAAACTGAAAGAAGAAGTAATGTGCAGCAACGTGCCATAAGAGTTGGTCGTGTTGGTGGAGGCAGAAGTCCTCCATAGTAAAACAAACGTTAATGTTTTAAATAAAACACTAAAGCGTTTACAAGTTAAAGAGAAAAGTATTAACTTTGCAACCGAAATAACAAGGTTGTGAAGTAGAGCGCACGACTGACTGATATTTGAGATAATTAATAATTTATATTAAACATATTATTTCATTAACTCCAAGCGTGGAGTGTCGTCATTCCGTCCATCGCTCTACAATAGTGGATGAGTGACACAAGCCCTGTCCGTACTCGTGACTTTAGCGGATGGGGCTTTTCGTTTCCACCACAGCCAAATCTAATTATTAACAATTTAAATTTTAGGTAAATGACATTAGGATTTAACAAAACTGATGTAAATGTAGAGGCTTTACCAGTAGTCTCAGAGTTCCTTAACAATGAAAAAGGAGGTGTTGAAGTTGTAGAGATTGTCGAGCATGACGGCAAACAAGCCGTGAACGCAAGGGAGCTGCACCAAAAGTTGGGCAGTAAGCAAAGGTTTGCTGATTGGATTAAGAACCGTATTGAAAAGTATGGATTCGTTGAAAATCAAGACTATGAGGTTTTTCATAAAATTATGAAAAACTCAAATGATGTTGGAAATCAAGACTTTGAAGTTTTCCACAAAATTATGGAAAACTCAAATGGTGGTCGAAGTCGTATTGAGTATGCCTTATCTTTGGATATGGCAAAGGAGTTGTGTATGATTGAGAACAATGAGCAAGGTAGATTGTTCCGCAAGTACTTCATCGAAGTCGAGAAAGCTGCCAGAGTCAAGTACGAGCAGGAGAAGCTGGACAAGAAGGCTTCCGATTCCTTTGACATCAAGCTGAAGTGGTTGAACTTTCTTCCTGGTTATCTGAACCTCAGCGATGTTTCCAAATTGGCGATGGCTAAGAAAATTGCTGAACCATTAGGGTTGCCGACACCTGATTATGTGAGCGCACCGAATGGTGCAAAGCATTCCGCGACGGAATTGTTGAAATCTCATGGTGTAGGCTTGTCTGCTCGAAAGTTCAATGAGTTGGCGGTAAAGGCCGGATTATTGAAGCTAAAAGAGCGCAAGGGTACAAACAAGGTACACAAGTATTGTGAGATTACCAAGAAAGGATTGGCTTATGGTGAGAACGACATCAACGAGAAGAATATGAATCAAACACAACCACATTGGTATGATTCTAAATTTGGGGAGGTATTAGAAATCATCGGCTACAAGTCATCCAAGCAAGTAGATATGTTTGCAAGCGGTGAGACACACAATTAAACTGTAGTAATATTGATATATAATCGAGTATGAGGGGAATGCGCGATGCACTCTCCTCTTTTTTTATGGTGAAAGTTTTTGTTTTTCACAATATAGATAAGTGTTGTTAAACTGAGTGCTAATTTTTGGTAGAGTGGAATATAATAGCTATCTTTGTGGTCGAATTTCAAAACTTATAAGGACATGAAGATATTAGAACCAAAATATGAAATCCTATCCCAAGGTGAGGGTATGGATGGAGTTTACAAGCAGATAGAGTTATGCGGTCGCACTTGCTATGCGTCAAGTATGAAGATAGACAAAGATAGTGCAAAGCCTTTCGTTGAGCGTATGGTAAGCAGCAACCATCTTGCCATGTGTGAGCATGGAACGATTTACCTCCATGTAGCTTACGATAATGACTTCTTTGTTCCGGAGTCTCTACTGGTCAAACACTATCGTGAGAACAAGTATTCCAAGGTGATGCAGATAGGTAACGATTACTATATCACAACCAACTACAGAGTGATAGTTGAAAATAATTGGTTTGAGGATTTGGACTATATCTGCGAGCCTACTGAATGGCATGAGAAACGAATAACCGTCCGCTTTACTACTCAGATTGCGGTAAGTAGAGAGGCTAACAGACATCGTGTAGATTCCGTTGCGGAACAAAGCACTAGATATTGTAACTATAGTAAGGATAAGTTCGGAGGCGAGATTGCTATCAACAAACCAAAGTGGGTTAGCGAAGATGATGCGGTTAATCCATCGTCTTTTGATGGTGGAACATTTGTTGACCTATCAAAGAACATCGGTAGTTATGAACATTGGAGTCCGGTAGAAAAATGGTGGTTTGCCAATAGAGTATGCGAAATGATGTATTTATCTTTGGTCAAGGATGATGGTCTTAAGCCACAGGATGCGAGAACGATACTTCCTCTTGATACCAACACGGAGTTGATTCATACCGCATTTGTGAGCGATTGGAAGCATTTCTTCGAGCTGAGAAGTCTTGGAACTACCGGAAAGCCTCATCCAGATATTGAGGTCTTGGCAACCCCATTGATGAATGAGTTTAAGGAACGAGGTTTGATTTAATCGCTTATGAAGAAGAAAGCCAAGCAAATAGCAAAGGTGATGAGCAATGACTCTTTAGAGGTTGTTGCTCAGATGATTGTTGATGAGTCTAAAGGTGTACGCTATGAGGTGTATGCCGATGGTTCTAGCAAGAAAGAAAAGTGTGGTTGCGGTTGGCTTGTGCTTCATAAGGGAGCGGTTATCAAAAGTGAGAAATATACATTTATCACAGCTAAAGCGAACGATTCGGTGAGAGCCGAAATAAGGGCGGTCATTCAAGCATTGGGTGATTGCCCTCCTTTGTGTTCTGTTGATGTATATGTGGATTGCCAAGTGGCTATAGAGAGAATACAGGCTTGCAAGTTAGGAGACTTACAGCCTATATATAATAAGGTAGCGAAAGGCAAGGTGATAAGATACCATTGGGTTAAGGCTCATAGAGGTAATATGTATAATGAAATGGTGGATTCTTTGGCTTTTTCTGCTACAGAAAGTTAATTTTGCGTCTAAACATATAATAAGCGTTAAAATATAAAAGAAATACATTAAACAATTTGCATATTTCGATAATTCTTTGTATCTTTGCATTGTAATTAAGAAACAAGGTTACTAATTTTAAAAGGTGAGACACACCGTAAAAACTGTGATTCGTTATGAATACTAGATTGAGTAAGAAAGAGACAATGGTTTATGGCAACATCGAAGTGATGGCTGATGTAATTGGTGGTAACAAGTACTTTACATTTGCTGAGTTGTATGATTTCGATTTGGATAATACCAAGGATGAGTTGAAAGAAATTTTAAACTCTTTGACTGAGAAAGGTTACTTGAAGAGTTTTAATGATTTCGATAAAACTTATCGAGTTTTGAAGTAAGAACAACAAAGGGGATATGAAATCCCCTTACAATATAAATTTAGAGCGTGAGACACACGTAAAACTGTATTGAAACAATGAAAAAGGTATTCACAATTGAGAATGCGTTAGCGTTTTTATTTGCTCTTGAAATAGTATCATTAATTTATTTTCTTGGATAGGGCTTATGCAGATTAAGTTTGGTAAGATAAAGTTTACTGCGGCTAAGTCCGAAAAAGGATGCCGCTTTGATGCTTGCTACAAAGGTGAGCATGTGGCTTTTGAGAGTGAAGATATGTCTTTGTATGATGATGTTTTTTCTGATAATAACAGAAGAGCAAAGGCTGCAAAGAGAGTGATTTACGAGAATATTAAGCACAAGTATTATGAGACCCATAGAGATTAGCGATTTCAACGCTGCCGATGAATTTGTCGTTGAGGCAATGATGCAAGATGGCAAATTCAAGGTTATCGGCAAGGTTATTATTGATAATAATCTTCTGAATGATGATGATTTGGAAACCATTTGGGATTGTGCCAATTGGGAGACGAACGGCTATGAAAAGATGGTTGTTTCTAATGGAGTGTACAAAGGCTTGAAAGCGTTTAGCGATGGTCGAATGTTCTATGTAATTACGGATGATGAGGTTGGAGTGGTAAATGACAATATCATGGTACGTAAGCATTATGATGTCAACAATGGCTATTATATTAAGTCATCAAGGTTGCATAAGGAACAATCCAGGGACTTATGGTGCTTTGGTAGCCGTGAGACCATAACTAGAGAATATAAGTCAAACCATTTTATATGTGGTAAGTGATGGCAAAAAAGATTAATCATATTAAGCCTTCCTTCATTGAAGGTGGTGAAGTCTGGCATGATATTGATAAGTTCCCGATGCTAGACCACACTATTCTAGTTGAGTTACAGGTAAAAGGCTCAGACGGATTGATTTACCGGACGCAAGATGTATGTGTTGAACGTGCAAATAGATTTGAGCCTACGATGTCTTTTGTTCCTAAGCGTTGGGCGTATGCAATAGACTTAGCTCAATGTAAGAAAGTGGAAGGATAAAATAAAATACAAATTAAGAATAAGTATATGGAAGAATCGAGAGGTGTTTACACATTACCAGTCTTGTATAATGAGCAAAGTGGTACAAACGAAGGTGTATGTGTAAGAAAAGAACTTGGAGTAGTTGTTGCAATCGACAATGAAGATGAGTTTAAAGGTGTTTTTTCAAAGGACGGTGAGGTTGATGTATTCAAGCAGTTACTATCACAAGAAGTGTATCGTTACTATACAGAGCACAACGCATTCCCTACTGGGCCTTTGGTTTCTTACAAGATGGATGGCGACATCATCTTTGATTACGTTGAAGTAACTATTGGAAAGATGTATGGTGGTTATGTATATATTGTGCATTACAACTTTGCAAGCACGGCATCATAAGAAACAAGTTTGATTATGGCATTAATAAAAGATAGAATTAATATTGCGGTTCAGATTAAAGTGTTGGAGGATATTGCTGTTGACTATAAGGGTAAGACAATAGATAACATCATCCAACAGCTAGAAGCAAGATTGAGTGTGCTGAAATAAGTTCAAATTCCAGTAGTTGGAAGATTATGAGTGGTGGACGTTTTGATTATGCTCAGTATAGGATTGCTGACATATATACAAAGATAGAAGATTATATTGATGGTCATCCATTGGATGAGGAAGATGAAAGATGTTTTCTCGAAGACCGATGGTTAGAGGAGGATGAAGACAAGTATGTTAGAAAGCATCATCATACGATGCCTAACAAATACGGCTTGTCTAAAGAGACTATCAAGGAATTTAAGAAGGGCGTTGAACTTCTGAAGAAAGCTCAGGTTTATGCCCAAAGAATAGACTACCTTCTTTCAGGTGATGATGGAGAAGACAATTTCCATCAGCGATTGAAAGAGGATTTAGCAAATTTAAAAAGAAAAAAAGAATAGATTATGAGTTGGAATTATCGTTTAGATACACCTATGATGCAATTAGCTGAAGAGGTGAATAAGAAATATGATACCGATGCTGGTAAGATGCTTCTTTGCACTTATCTCTTCATGGTATCAAGTGAAGAGGTCAAGGACAAACAAGCTTTCTTTGATTGGGTAGAAGAGCTGAGTAAGTCCTGTAAGTGCGATGCGGTAAGGGAGTACGTGAAAATCAACGGCAAAGCCGATTGGCTGCATGGTGGATTAAGTAAGCCGATTTACCGACACTATAAGGGCAAATTCTATGAGTACCTTGGTGAGGTTACTGATAGCGAGACTTCAGAAGTAAAGGTAGCGTATCAAGCGTTGTACGGACAACATGAGGTTTGGGTGAGACCAAAGGATATGTTCTTTGGTAATGTTGAGGTAGATGGTAAGCCAGTTCCTCGATTTGAGAAGGTAGATTTAAAAGACTTAGAGAAACAAGCCGAGAGCAATGGACAGAAAAAAGATTAAGAGTTTGCTAGGTCAAGCAATCTTGCGAGTGAATGAAGTCGTACCGAATTTCGATGATTTGGATAAGATACTTCCTTTGCTTAGACAGGCGATTGATGAATTAGATAAGTCAGAATCGGGTTCAGTTTAGAAAGGGTGAAAAATGACAAATAGGCATACGGTAAAACCAAAGGTAGTTCCCTTTGAGATAGCCAAGCTTCTGAAGGAGGTTGGCTACGATGAAAAGATAGCCGAATTTTGGGCTTACGCCAGCCCTTGGACAGCAAAGGGTGGCATTCGTAAGGGTGGTAAATATAGTGAGCATTACGGAAGTTATATTGCTTACTCCAATTCCGAGTGGGAGAAATCCAATATTGAGTTTTCTGCTGCCTTAAAGTTGAATAGTAAGCATCCGGCAATATCCGCTCCAAGCTATGATATGGTGCTTGATTGGCTTTTAGAGCATTTCGGTTACTATATTTGTGTCGCAAACATTTCGAAAGATAAGTTCTGTTGGCAAACTACATCATGGCGTGTAGAGGAAGGCTTGTGTCATACGGATGGTAAGGAATATTCCAGTAGATACGATGCAATGGATGCCGCATTCAAGAGTATCTTAAAGGCTCGCATAGATAATAAAGAAAACGAGGAAATCAAAAGACTTTTGGAGGAAATACAAGATGGAAAGACTTTATGATACTTTTGTACACGCAATAATGATGAAGTTAGAAGCTCGTTTATATGTTGAACTCGAATGTGTTTATAAGGATATAACAAACAAGATTGTTGAGAAGAAAGGTAAACTCACCAACGAAGACGTAATTGAGTTTCAGAAAAAACTACAAGAAGTGTACGACACGAATGCTGCTATTCGTGAAAAAGTTACTGGCATTAAAGATTCCAAGAATTGTATCTTAACTAAAGAAGCATGTGAAGAGCTAATAAAGCGACTTAACGTGATTAATATAAAAGAAAATGAATAAGCAAAGAATGATAGAGTGGATAGCCACTTGTGATACAGGTGTCTCTTCAATGACTATGTGGAGTGCATTGATGGGGGTAAAACGAAAGAAAGATTTGAATATTCCCAAAGACAATAGTGACTTCCGTAGATGCTATGACATGGTAGAATACGGATACGTAACCTTGGATGAGCTACAAGCTGTGAAGGAGCAGTATCCTTGGTTTGCTCCTGTTGTTGACAATTGGAAGGAGTTGTCTCTTTTGTTTGAAGAAGAGCTGGACAAACGCTTGAATATGCGTATTCGTCAGCTATGTGAAGAGTCAGATGCTATCCGGTATGAGAAAAAGGGAGAACTTTATTATGAGAGGAATTTTTGGTATAATATAACACAATAATCAAATTAAGAATGAAGAAAATTATCTTAATGTTTTGTATTGCGATACTCGGCATGAGTGCGCTTACAAGTTGTCATTCGGTTTCTCCTGATGCAGACGAAGAAGCCGTAATCGTAAAGAAGCCTTGGTTTATTGGGCATGGAGGTGTTGAACAGCAAGCAGTGCAGACTGGTCTCACTTGGTGTTGGTGGTCAACGAGTGGTTATTACTTCAAGATTGTTCCTGTCCGTCACGAGATTACCTTAGATGATTTGTTTAGTGACGATAACACGCCACTTGACTTCCATACTGTAATCATTACTCAGATTGAGCAAGGCAAGTCCCCAATACTTTTGCAGAATTATGGTGAGAAATGGTTTGATACTAATCTCAACAATTATTTCTGCAATCTGGTTCGAGACCATATTTCTCAGCATTCCCCATTTGACTTGATGTCGAATCGGCAAGTGCTTAATCAGATTGACACCAAGATACGCAAGCAGATGCAGGACTATGTGAACGCTCTATCAAAGAAAAAGCAGATGCCTATCATCATAAAGGAGGTTATCATCGGTAAAGCTACACCAAACAAGGAACAGCTTAATGAAATGAACCGCACGGCAAAGGTCGTGCAAGCCAAGCAGACACAAGAACGTGAATATGAAGTGCAGATAGCAAGAGAAAAGGCTGAGCGACAAAAGGCAAAGGCAGATAAGGCATATATGGAAGAAATGAACCTTTCCGCTGGTCAGTTTATCAACCTTAAGTGGATTGAAACAGTAGCAAATAAGCAAGGAGCAAATATTGATGTTATGGTTGGCCCTGCCGAAAGCATGTGGAATATAAGACGCAATTAATTAATTTATAAATCAAGTAAACAGAAATGAATAAAGACAAATTAAAGGTCAGTTTTGAGATTGATCGTTACAAGGTGATTGGTATGCTCTCACGAAATTGTGAGAATGCTGAAGAGTACAATGAGATTATGGGTATTCTTGAAGGAAAGAATGAGTTTGTGCGTGATGCGAATGGTAACGAGGAACTTGCAAGCCGCATTTGCAATTATGCTTTGGACTCTATCTTGGTAGAGAATCCAGATTTGGCTCTCCGTAAGCGTTTGGATAAGGAACAGAAAGGCGAGGATGCTCCTGATGGATTTTCAAATGTTATCGAAATCAAAGGTGATGACGCAAAGAAACTTGTAGATACCCTTTGTGGTATTCTCCGCAAGGATAAGTGATGTGAAATTCATCAAAAGAATATAAATAAACACTAAAACACTTGCAAGTATAAGAAAAAATGCTTATCTTTGCATCGTGTTTGAAACAGATGGCCTTCTGAGAGGTCGCTTCTACCATAATAAGTCAAGACTTAGGAGTTTACGGCATGGTTTACACATTACCCAGCTCAGCTAGACTATAACAAGGAAACTCTAATTAGGGTGAGAATCCCTAAACGCTGCATTAGACAAGTGGTTAAGTCGCCAGCTTTTCACGCTGGTATTCAAAGGTTCGAATCCTTTATGCAGTACAAATTTGCCCTATGGTGTAATGGCAACACTACAGGTTTTGGTTCTGTCATTAGTGGTTCGAATCCGCTTGGGGCAACAAAGTGATATTAGGAATGTGTTCCATAAATGGTGCGATATTCAAGCGGTTAAAGAAGATAGACTGTAAATCTATTCCCATTGCGGGTTCGGTGAGTTCGAATCTCCCTTGCACCACGAGTAACTTTGTCAGATTACGAGGAATGTAGCTCAGAAGTAGAGCACTTGGATTGGTAACTAAGGGGGCGTTGGTGCAACTCCAACCATTCCTTTACGCTTTCGTAGCTCAGTGGCAGAGCATAGGATTTTTAATCCTAGGGTCGAAGGTTCGAATCCTTCCGTTGGCACAATGACACACAAGAAGAGAGCCGTGATGTTTGTTCTGTTGGAATCTCGGACATCTGTCAACGGGTAACGTAGGAAGCAGATGGAGTGAATAAAGTTGTGAATAAGCTTATGAACTAGGGAAGCAAGCGGAATTGTTCTCTTTTGTGTTTCATTTAGTTTAACGAAAAAAGAGAAGAATATGAAATGTCCGTTAAGAATGGCAGTCGCTTTAGAAAAGAACAATAAGGTATATCCAAAAGATGTACGGAAGTTCTTGATGGGATTGTACGCCACGCTGCATTTGACAGATAATGCAACTGCAAAAGATATGGAGAAGTTGGTGTATTATGCTTTTCGGAATGGCTACCTGTTAGGTGTCAAGTCTGAAGGTGGTGATGACCAAAAAGCGTATGACCGATTGCCGGATTTGGGAGTAGAAGAAGATATTGGTGATGATTTAAAAAGATAGTTGATAAAAATTGGTAATTAGTTAGTAGAGTTTTTAGGCTTTGGTGTGTGAACATCGAAGCCTTTTTATATATAATAAGGTAAAATAAAAGCTGAAAATGTTAACAAAACCCACATAACAGTTATGAAAGGTTAAAATACGAAAGAAAAACATTAAAAAACTTGCATGTTTCAAAACTTATTCGTATCTTTGCATCGTCAATCAAGATAAGTTGGTTGATTTGCCGAGTGACAAGTTTCACTCATAAAGGTGAGAGCGACACCAAGGGATAAGACCCGAAACAACTAGCACAATTGATTATGTCTAAGCAGACTGGTTTTTCATTCGCAAGTTCAAAGAAGTCATTAATTGAGACTATTGACGAAATCAAGAAGTCAAAGATGCCTCGCAACGAAAAGATTGTTGCATTGAAAGCTTGCGGTCTTCGTGAGAAAGAAATCTCCGATATGTTGAAGGTCTGTGTACCTAGCGGTTCTACTTCAACGAGATTCGTTTATACATTCGGTGTTGAGATTGAATGTGTTCATGCCGAGCGCAATGCCTTGATAGAGGCAGGTCGTCAGAATGGTGTTGATATTCATTCTGAGGGCTATAACCACACCGACAACAAGAGTTATTTCAAGATTGTTAGTGATGCTTCAGTTGGGGGTGATGTTGACCCTAACGAGGTTGTTAGTCCGGTATTGAATGGCAATACAAATGGTATGGCAACTTTGAAGAAGGCTATCAAGTCTTTGGATGCCGTAGGTGCAAGAGTAAATTCTACTTGTGGTCTTCACGTTCATATTGGTGCTGCTAAGTTGACAGGCGAGCAGTATGTTAACGTCTTCAAGAATTATCAGAAGCTTGAAAGATTGATTGATAGCTTCATGGCTCCTTCAAGAAGAGGTAATTGCCATTGGGCAGCCAGCTTGCTGGACAAGGATTTCTCTAATTGCCACGACAATTACGATGTTAGAAATAATGTATTTCATGGAGACAGATATTACAAGGTAAATGCTGAGAGTTATACACGTCACAAGACTATCGAGTTTCGCCAGCATCAAGGTTCAACTAATTACAAGAAGATTGAAATGTGGGTTAAGTTCTGTGCAAAGCTTGTCGGTTGGTCTCGCAATAATGTCTTCACTAGTGAGGTTATGAATATCGAAGATATACCTTTCTTGAATAAAGAAGAGAAGGCTTTCTTCCAGAGTCGTAAGGATGCATTTGCAGCCAATAATGATTAATTAATGTAGTCCTAGGGTAAAAGCCCTAGGACACAAAGAAATCAAAGTATTATTAAGAAAAAAGAAAGGGTAAAGATATGTGTGTTATTATTGTATGTCCGAAAGGTGTTGCTTTGCCATCTGTAGATGAGCTGAAGGCAGCGTATAAGAGAAATCCCGATGGTTGTGGTTTTGCGAGTGAGTCTGACCATTACAAGAGCTTGCATTTCTCTACATTTATCCGCAGATTGATGAAGCGAGATATAAATGAGAATGTTATCATACATTTTAGATTTGCTACTCATGGTTCTGTCTGTGTCAAGAATTGCCATCCATTTTACAAGGCAGGTTATTGGTTCGCACATAATGGAGTGCTCCCGATTTGCTCTGAGCATGATAAAACGGATAGTCAGATTTGCTTTGAGCGTTTTATCTATCCTACTATCAAGAAATATGGTTGGGGTTCTGATGAACATATGAAAGAAATGAATAAATGGACAGCTCATGGTTCTAAGTTTGCAATGTTGCATAATGGTGAGATTTTGAAGTCCGGTAAATTCATAGAGCGTGATGGACGGTTCTATTCAAATTTGAATCATTTGGGTTATATGAGAAATGTCATAAACTTTTAGATATTTTAATGTTTAGGTTCTTTTTAATTCGACAAGCGTCAGATGTCCGTGAGGATATTTGGCGTTTTTTGTTATATAAGGTGTTTTATTTTGTGTTGCTATTAATTATTCGTTTATGTGATAAAATAGCCTTAAATCGCTTGGAAATGCCGTTATTACTCACTTTTAAGCAAAAGTGAGATACTTGCAAATGGATTAGTGTGTTTATTGTTCTTTTCGTATTATCTTTGCACTAGTTTTAACAAATATATCGAAAGAATGAAAGATAAAATTTTCCAGTTACTAAAACAAGAGTATAAGTCTCTTGGGTTAGGTGATGAAGTTCTTCAGGCACATGCTGAAATGCTTGACAAGATGGGGCTTGTTACTGATGACAACATCGAGACAGTGGTTGCTAGTCAAAAGAGTTTTTTGGAGTCCTTGCAAAGGGACAATGACCGCAGAGTTACCGATGCCAAGAAAAAGTTCGAGGAGGCACAGAAGGCTAAAGAAGAAGCTGAACGCAAGGCTGCTGAAGAAGAAGCCAAGAAGAAAGCTGACGAAGAAGCCAAGAAAGCCACTGAAGAAGCCGAAAAGAAACGCTTGGAGGAATTGGCAAAGAAAAACGAAATGCCGGATTATCTCAAAAAATACTTTGAAGAGCAGGCAGCAGAGAAGAAAGCTTCAGATGAAGCAAGAACCAAGGAACGTGAAGAGTTCAAGAAACTCGTTGAGACCTTGACTCAGAAGAACACAGACCAAGCCAAGACTTACAACGAACAGATGGAGGCGCAAAGCAAGACCATTAAGGAATTGCAAGAAACTATCCAAAAGCAAGCTGAGGAGGCTAAGGCTAAGGAAGAGGCTGCTGCAAAGGCAAAGGCAAAGGCAGACCACGATGCGAAGATTTTATCAAAGGCTAAGGAGTTGGGCATTCCCGAAAGTCGTATCAACGAGGGTTTCACCTTGAGCGATGATGCTACAGATGAAGCTATCGAAACATACCTCTCCAAGGTAGCGAACAACTACAAGGCGTTGCAACAACCACAATTCGGGGGCAGCTATCGTGCTAGCGAGGGCGAGCCAACAAAGGAGGACGTTGACAATGTAGCCGCATCATTAGTTCAGTCACTTTAAAAATTGAAAAACATGAATCAGGAATTGAAGACTACAAAAAAGCAAATTGTCTTTGGTGAGGATTCCGTCATTATCCAGAAATGGGAAGGCGACATCAAGGGCGGTCGTGCTTTGGATTGGACAGGCGTAAAAGATGAAGTTCTTTACGCAGGTCGTGTTATCGTGACAGATGGTAAGGGAACTTACAAGCCATTGCCTATTGAAACAGACAATTATAAGGCTTTGGGTACTGCCAGCGACCCATTGGAGCATTACAAGTATGCGGGTGTTCTCTATCGTTCCATTCTGAACGGTGAGCCAGCGGCAATTATGACTGCTGGACAAGTTAACAAGGTAGCAGCTAAGGCTGCAAATGGTGCAGACTATCCGGATGCGTTCCTTACAGCTATGCCAAAGATAGCTTTGGTTAGCGATGAGGATGCAAACAAGTTCGATGAGTCTGATGCAACCATGGACAAAGACTAAAAGAAGGAGGATAACAGATGGAAAAATCACTTTATTTTCAGTTGGTCAATAAATACTTCCCACAACTTGTTGCAAGTGTAGTAGAGAAGTTGAACGGCAAGAATCAGACTGCATTGACCTATATGTACCGAGACCACTTGACTAACACATATAGTCAGGACGGACGCTGGGCATCAATTACTGCGGAATACACACGAGTTGCTGCTGATGTTGTATCAATGGATGCAGAACTTCCATTGAAGAGCCGTGATAAGGTTTCAACCGCTGAGGGTCAAATCCCAAAGGTTGGTATGAAGCTTTACATGTCAGAGAAGCAGCTTAAGGATTTGGATAACATGATTGCGCAACGTTTGCCTCAGCCACAGATTTTGCGTAACTTGTTTGCAGACCTTCCTCGTTGTATTCAGGCGGTTTACGAGCGTATTGAAGATATGTTCCTCAGTGAGCTGTCAACAGGTGTAGCTTTGGCAACTCGTTCCGGTGGTACTGGTATCCGAATTGATGTAGGTTTTGCCGAGAAGAATAAGTTCGGTCACGGTGCTAAGGCTTGGGACGCAGAGGATGCAACTCCTCTTGATGACATCCAATTGGTTTACGACAAGGCGATGGAAGACCAAAATACCATCACTACTTGTTATCTTGATGATTACACAATCAAGTTGCTTGGCAAGAACAAGCAGGTTCGTGCTCAGTTTGCCTTCAATCAAGGCATTGCAACCAATAGTAATAGCAATATTCCTATTTTGAGCTTTGAGCAGATTGCTTCTATCTTCAGAAATAAGTGGCAGACTAACTTGGTACGTGTAGCCCGTACAATCAAGACCGAGATTAACGGCAAGAAGGGAACACACAACCCTTGGGCTAAGGGTCACATGACCTTTACATGCTATGATAACCTTGGTGATTTGTTCTGGACTAACGTAGCCGAAGCTACAAGACCAGTTGCAGGTGTTACTTATCAGTCAGCCGATGAGTATATCTTGGCTAGTCGTTATTCTACCAACGACCCACTCCGTGAGTTCACCAGCTCACAAGCAATGGTTGTTCCTATCTTGAATAACGTTGATGCTATCTATTCTTTGGACTCAACACAAGCAGTAGGTTAGGCTTATGAGAGGTGAGGTAATTAGTCCGTTCCGTGATAAGTTCCATTTTAACACCATCTATGAAGTAGGTGCAATCTTGGACTTTGACGAAGAACGCATGAACTCCCTTATCGAACGTAAGCTTTGCAAGATGTTGGAGGTGCAGAACGATAATAGTTCTGCATCTCCAAAAGACGATAAGGAAATTAAAGATACTCCTAAAAAGGAAGTCTTGAATGATGGAAAAGAAAATCCTAAAGAGGATGAAGATAAAAAATCAGAAGAGACACCTAAGAAGGAAGTCTTAAAGGAGAAGAAGGAGAGCAAGACTAAAAAGGAGAAAACCCCAAAAAAGGATGCTGCCGAGTCAACCGAAGAGACTTCTGAAAAGGAGAATGTAGAAGAGGAACTTGACGAAAAGGCTAAGAGCGAGCAAGAGGCTGCAAAGAAAATCGCTGAGGCTATGAGTCAGGCTCAGAAATAATGATGTCACATGAAGATAAGAGAATACATTTCGCAGAAGTTGCGTGCTTGGAATATAACGGATGCTCAATTGGAAGATATTTCGTTAGGTATAGACCTTGACGAAGAATATACGTCTGATAATTCGCAGGTTGTAGGCAAGGCGATGATTTCCGTAATCGAGGAACTTATGCTTGCCCCATATATGAGCAATGTGAACGAAAATGGATTCTCTGTCTCTTGGGACTACTCTAGGATAGGACAATACTATATGTGGCTTTGCCGTAAGTATGGTGTTACTCCGGATAATGAAGTGGTGGCAGCTTTAGGGCTTTCCACTATCACGGATAAGTCTGATATTTGGTAAATGTCTAGGTTATGTTATATTCCCCTCATATATTAAAGAAAAAGTTCGTGAATAAGGTTGTCAACAAGTACAACGAGGTCATTAGCTCTTCTGAGGAATGGAAAGAAATGGGGCGTTGTCGGTGCGATGACAACTCTACCGAGCATTTCACTACCGATAATGGTAGCATATATACACCGAAATATCATATTGTTTGTGACAAGTGCCAGATTTCCGAAGGTGATGAAGTCAAAGTATATTCCGATGATGGAAGTTACCGAGGAGGTGGAAAGGTCTATAATGCCCCTAAGTGCAATTATCTTGGTTATATGAGTATCTATGTCTGATGTTATAAAGGATGAGATAGACGCTTTCTTTGCACAGGGAGAAAGGGAAGTAGATGAATTTCTTGACAGGTTAGGTAAAACTGCTGTTGAGCTTGATAAGGCTAACGGAAACTACCGAAACCGCACAGGTAATCTCAGAAGGTCTAACTATAGTAATGTACATGACCACACCTTGACCCTTGGCAACAAAGCGGAATATGCGTCTGATGTTTCCTCTAGGGGATATGATGTTATAGATTCGGGTATTCAGTATATCAAGAAAGAAATCGAGGATATGCGATGATAACAGAAATAGATGCTGGTCATGTAATCTATGATGACTTGGAACTTATGGGATTGGAACGAAGACTGAAAGGACATCTGACAAAGGGTGGACTTGAGGGGGAAAGACCTTTGGTCGGTGAGAAGATTCCTGATGAAGGCATGATAGTAATCATTCCTAAGCGCATGAGTGCAGACAAGACATATTTCAACGATTGTACTATAGAGGTAAACATATTGCTCAAAGATATAGAGGGCGAGGCTAATCCTCAATTGAACGAGCTTTTAAAGAAGGCTATTCAAACCCTGTCCGACAATGAGGTCGGAAAAGCTGAGGATGTATGGTATCGCTATTCTATCCGTTCCCACGGCATAGAGCAAGAGAGTAGGTTGAGTTGCCATTACGCAAACATTACTATTGATTTTGAAACATTAAACGTAAGATAAGATGAAACCATTTATTGGAATCAAGAGAATTTGGTATGGTGCTCCTCTTACCGAGGCAAATACACCTGCTAAGTTGGCTACATGGTTGAAAACCGCTACAGAGGTTAAGAACAGCCATGAGGGAACATGGGGATATTCTCAGGATGACCCTAGTGTTACCGAGTACAAGAACGAGCTGAACGGACAGGTTTACTATCGTGACAAGACCGATGAGGGTGCTAAGACAATTACATTCTCTATTGGTGTCTTTTCATGGAAGAATAAGGTAGACTTGCAGGGTGGTAAGATGTACAAGGCAACTGGAGAAGAGACTACAACGGAGGCAGATGCAGTAGGTTGGTCTTCTAGCCAAGATTTGGCTAATATCAACAAGTGTATCGTTGCTCAGACCAAGACAGGGAACTACATCGTTTTCTCAAATGCGGCTATCGTTGCCAAGGGTGACCAGCAGGATAAGAATATCACTTTGGGTATTTCTGCCGTTGCTATGGAAAGCGAGATCGATGGTGTGGCTGGCGAGTACCAATGGGAAGGCTCTGCGGTTGTAGAACAAGAATAAGACATAGGCAACAAATGATAGAGGGGGATGGTGTTAATGCCGTTCCCCTTTTTTAATATTCAGAACCATGAGTAAGGCAAGTAAATTAGTTACGGATGCAATTCTTGGAGAGGACACCGTAACGATAATCGTGAATGGAAGGGCTTATTACGTTTCACCACCTACAATTATAAAATTGGTCAAGGCGGCTAAATACCTTGATAGTTTCGAAGAGGGCAAGACCTTAGCGGAAGTCTTATGCATGCTTAAGAATTTGGATGATGCTTGCAAGGCGTTGTCCGTATTCATACAAGGCGATGAATCCATTAGTGATGAATTATCTAAAGGAACGCTTGAAGAGGTTGTCAATGGCTTACAAACGGCTTATTCCTTAATCTCTATAAAGGATTTTCAGACGCTATCAATTTTGGCGAAGAGTGCGGCAAGGATGATAGCAAAACCACGACCATAGGTAACGATACACTCTTAGGACAGATTGCATCTTTTATGGATAGTCTGCACTTATCTTACCAAGAAGTCGTGAAAGAGATACCTTATAGAAATTTATTACTGATGGCAAAAGACAAGCAAAGAGTAGCATGGGGTGATGTAATGTATGAGGTAACGGAAGAAGAGTTTGGAATGAACTTCAAAAAAGGATAAGTTTAAAATAATGCAAATAAAGTATTAAAAGCACTAAAACGCTTGCAGGTTAGCGAAATATTATTTATCTTTGCAAGCGCAGAACAAAAAAGGATAAAATGGCGATTTAAGAAATTGATAAGATATTAGAGACACGAAACCCGATGGACTATACCGAAAGGCAGTCCGAGTCACTATTCCTTTGACTTTGCAATCGGTAGTTTCGTGTTTTTGTGTTTAAAATAAGATGCAAGACGTAAGGTTGATATTCGAGATACTGGTTTCCATGTTGCTTTGCGTTTGTCTCATATTGCTTGCTGTAAGTAGATATAGGCAAAAGAAAAAGCGTGAAGAACCGGAGCGAAAGGAAATGGACTTGATAGACTTCTTTTCTTTGGGAGGAGTTGCCTATTATTGGAACAAAGGTGGTAAGCAGCAGAAATGCTACACATACGAAGAATTTCTGAAAATCAAGGCTGACTACGTGGAGCTTTGGTTGAATCAGAATAGATATATTTTTAACTCTCAATTAGATTGCGATGATATATAAAGTATATGTTTTGTTGCCGACAATAGTTGTAGCAGATGGTATTGTTGGTATAGCTTGGCTAGGAAAGGTTTTTAGCTGGCGATATGGAAAGAACAAGAAAAAGAGCAAGAATGTGTCCTTAATGATAGGATATAACACAGGAATGTCTCTTAAGTCGAAAATAGATGATAACGCAGCGGATGATTATTTAAGACGCATTGCCGAAGAAAACAGAATCTAAATTTAAGGGTTAGAGTCCCTTTTTTACAACCATATTACTTGTGGTTATTTTTATACATCGGTTTTTATTAACGATTGTTTTTTATGGTAGATAAATGTATAAAAACGAGCACAAGTTCCCTTATAGATGGACTAAAAAAGATGCTAATTTCACAAAAGACAAAGGTAAGGTGATGTCTTGCTTTTGTTGTGGAGGTGGAAGTTCCTTTGGTTACAAACTAGCTGGCTACGATGTTGTAGCCTGTAATGAGATAGACCCAAAGGTTATGAAGATGTACTTGAAGAATCACGATGTCAAGTATTCTTTCAATTGTGATATTCGTGAGTTGATTACCAATATCAATATGGGGGGGCATATTATGAAAGAAGAGTTGCATAATTTGGATATATTGGATGCTAGTTTCCCATGTTCTGTATTCAGTATTGCAGGTGACCGCCAAAAGGCTTGGGGAAAGGAAAAAGTATTCCGAGAAGGTCAGAAGGCGCAAAGGCTTGACGATTTGGCTTTCTACTCTATTGACCTTGCTAAAGAACTAAAGCCAAAGGTGGTGGTTTTTGAGAATGTCCAAGGTTTGTTGCAAGGTGAAGCTATCGAGTACGTGAAAGAGATTTACAAGCAGATGGATAATGCCGGATATATCTTGCAGCATTGGTTGCTTAATGCACGTAATATGGGTGTTCCTCAGAATCGACCTAGGGTGTTCTTTCTAGGATTACGCAAAGACCTTTGCAAGCCGTTTATGGTTCAGAAGGATTTGTTCGAGCGAGTGCCTAAGATAGATATGGACTTCAACGAGAAAGAAATTGTCTTGGATGAGTTCTCGGACTATAATGGAAGACAGATTCCTAAAGGAATGATGAAGTATTGGGAGTATAGAAACGAAAAGGACAATTCTATCGGTGATATTGTCAAGCGGATGGATAATCGTCTTTCTATGTTCAATAATATGTTTCTTAAAAAGAATAAGGTATGCAATACTATATCAGCAATGGAAGATAGACTTGTGTATTTTGATAATCCAAGCTATATGTCGGCGCATGATACGATTTTAGCCTCAACATTCCCTATGGATTATGACTTTAATGGTATGAAGCCTTGGTTTGCCTGTGGTATGTGTGTGCCTCCAGTTATGATGGCTAATGTAGCTACTAGAATCTGGGATTGCTGGCTATCTAAAATAAAAAAGGAGGAATGCGCATGATAACAGCAAGTATGACATCGGGAGAGATGCGTAGAGTACGAAACTTAGATGAAGCTAGAATCTATGAGTTTCAGATGCGAAAAGCTAATGAGCTTAAACGTGAAATGAGAAAGCAGAACGTAAGACAAATAACAAAGACTTTTGAGCTTGCTACACCTAATGCCGATTATTTCATCGTTGTAGGTGTAAAACATGGCGATGTATTTGCTTCCGGTTTGTTCATTTATCTGAAGGAAACCAACGAGTATATTCCTATGAGTAGAAACGAGGGGTATAGCGAAGATTGTTTTGCTATGAGCGTTCATTTTCTGAAGAGATTTGCAGAAAGGTTTTTGAAAAAAGACTTACCGATTCTCAAGATATTGCAAAAGATATATACATCGTTTACAGGTGCTGTTCAGCTCTATAGTGATGACAAGACAAGAAGAGTGGTATTTGCTATTCCGGAAGGGCTTATACTCACAGAATACGAGCAAGAAAAGCATATCATCCATTACAAAACCTTTGTAAGCATGGATATGCTAAAGAAGACACAGAAGCGAAGTTATGAGAAGATAAGTGCATTTCTCATGGAGTCTTGTCAGCAAATAGCTAAAGCAAGAGAAACCGGAAATGACGAAAGGCTGTGCGTTGTGTACAGAAGGTTTTACAATGATATTGATTTGCTAGATACAAAGGAGGCGCAAGCCATATATTCAAGTTTCTTTGAAAAAGGAGGTAACAATGAAAGATAAATGTATAACAAGGTTTCTTGGTGATATAAAGCCTATAAAGAATTACGAAAGGTATTATGTTAGCAAGCTGGGACATGTTTTTACTATTGGGAGAACGTCTCAATTAAAGGAAATCGTACCTTGCAAGACACCAAAAGGTTATCTGAAGGTATGGCTTTACAAGAACGGAAAGCGCAAGATGTTTTATATCCATCGTTTGGTAGCTCAGGCTTTCTTGGAGAATCCAGAAGCGTTGCCGATGGTGAATCATAAGGATTTCGACAAGACGAATAACGATGTAGACAACTTGGAGTATTGCACCGCAAGATACAATGTGATTTATTCTGCTATAGCAAAGAAAACCTCTTCCGAATATTTGGGTGTGACTTGGAATAAGAGTGTAAGAAAATGGCAAGCGCAGTATCAGATAGGTAAAAAGAAAATATATATAGGTTGCTTTGATACGCAACAAGAGGCTCATGAAGCTTATATTAACGCTATAAAAGAGATTTGATATGCTTGAATTTGATAGAATATACAATTCCGACTGCATAGAAGGAATGAAACAAATAGAGAGCGGGAAAGTAGATTTAATTGTTACTGACCCACCATATTGTATCTCCTATAAGACGGGATGGAGAGCAGACGACCATCGTTTTTCGAAGGAAATACTCAATGACGATAATGAGCAATTGATTATTGATTATATGAGCGAATGCTACCGGATTTTGAAGGATGATAGTGCTGCTTATATCTTCTGTAGTGCCAAGACCTTGGACTTTTTTATGCAACAAGCGAGGAACGCAGGGTTTACCATTAAGAATGTGCTCATTTGGCGAAAGAACAACCATACGGCTGGAGATTTAGATGCGCAATATGGTCAATGTTACGAGCCAATCCTGTACTTGAATAAAGGCAGACGAACCATAAACGGAAAGCGTTTGGAGGACGTATGGGACTTTGATAGAGTTCCATCAGATAAGTTGGTACATCAGAACGAGAAGCCAATCCCCTTGCTTATGCAATGCATCTTGAAATCATCGAACGAAGGAGATTTGGTGTTTGATGGTTTTATTGGTAGCGCAAGTACAGCTTTGGCGTGTTTGAGAACGAACAGGAAGTTCATCGGTTTTGAATTGGATGAGGATTATTTCAAGGTGGCACAAAGAAGAATTAAGGAAGAAATGTTAAATCAAAAAGATATGTTTGGATATGCTGGAGTTAAATAGAATTTATCAAGGTGATTGTCGAAAGCTTCTAAAGCTATTAGACGATGAATGTATAGACCTAGTATGCTCAGATGTAGCTTATCCGGTACAAGCTAGAGGTGGGCGTAGCAATATGAGCGGATATTGGACTGATTTACAAACAAGAAAAGGTAAGATATTCAAGAGTAACGACATAGATATTTCTGAATATATAAACGAATTATATCGTGTTCTAAAAGATAAGTCACACTGTTATCTTATGTGTAATGATTACAATTTGATGCGCTTTCTTGATGTGATTGGAAAAAGTGAATTTCATTTCACAAAGTGTTTGATATGGGATAAATGCTCTAAGGTGTGTGGAACTTATTATATGAATCAAAAGGAGTATATCATTATGCTTCGTAAAGGAGGTGGTAAACCTATCAATGAGTTTGGTACATCTGATATTCTGAGCGTTCCTATTCCTACAAACAAACGCAAGGATAAGGATGGATTGATTAATCAGACTGAAAAACCAGTAAAGTTGATGGAGATACTAATCAGAAACTCGACAAATGTTGATGATGTTGTTCTAGACCCATTCATGGGGAGCGGTACAACGGCAAGAGCTTGCGTAAACCTTGAAAGAAAGTATATAGGCTTTGAAATAGACCAGCGTCAAGTAGATTTTGCTAATAACGAATTAAAGAATATGAGTAGGCAGTTAAGTCTGTTTTGAAACTATGGATATGTGCAAGGTGTTTTGTTGCAATCCTGTTGTAAGAAATGGGAATAAAGAAACAACGGATGCTCTTATAAGAGCTATGAGAGACGAAGCCTTAAAACGAGGGTTGGTACGTGATGAATTGATAGGTTTTTGCAACCGATTCTTGAGAGAAGGCGAAATCAAAGCTTGTATAGAGCATTTGCTAGATAATTTCAAACGTTATTTTTGGAGGTATCATTGATATGAGAAGAAGAAAGTTGAACAAGTCTCCAGTGCTAGGCTTCTGCGGATTTGTTATCGGTTACGAGTGCAAGGAAAAGGGAATAAAGCTGATGGAGTGCGATAAGGCGCAAGCAGATGCAATCATAGTTCCTCATCACTTTTCACACAAGGTAACGAAGAATAGTTGCTTGAATCTTTTGGTATTGTATAAGGATAAGATAAGGGGTGCAATGCAAATAGGGTATGGAATCCGACCGCACATCAAGACTGAAAAGGGCGAAGTGTTGGATTACCATCAAGTGAGGGAATTTGACAGAATGTGGTTGTCTGATGATATGCCAAAGTTTAGCGAGACGATTTGCCTATCTCTCTTGCATAAGTATATTAGGGCAACACATAAGGAAATCAAGTACCTTATATCTTATGCCGATACGTCCATAGGTAACAAGGGAACTATATATAAAGCTGCAAACTATGAGCATATTGATACCATTAAGGCAGATTTCTATGTGTTACCAAGTGGTGAGCGTGTGCATCCGGTTACGATGTGGCATCGGCACAAGACAAGAGCATGGGAGGTTCTAACGAAGCTATACCCAGGAATAAAAAAGGCAGAAGGGTTTCAACTTAAATTTCTGAAGAAGTTATGAAGAAAAGAAATAAATGTATTCCTCGTCATTTGCATCCAGATCCTGAGCATTGGGTTAGAAAGGGTCAATCTTGGAAGGCGAAGGTAGCTTATGAAAGCGAGGATGATGCTTGGGAGTTTCTAAATCAGAATTCGAAGTTGAAGGCTTCCGGCTGGCATCCTTACTTATGCAAGGTTTGCTCAAAGTGGCATATTGGTAGGTTACATAATTAACGATTATGAAAAAAGAAGATAGACTTAAAATATATCGCAAATACGATGGGCATTGTGCTTATTGCGGCAAGAGTATAGAGTATAAGGATATGCAGGTTGACCATCTTGTTCCGAAAAATCGAGGTTGTTACTCTCGGTGGAGCGACAAGGAGGGAAAATTTGTCGTATTCCATGGCGATGATTCCATGGAGAACTATATGCCATCTTGCAGGTCTTGTAATCTTCGTAAGCGTGATATGAGTTTGGAACAATTTCGTTCAGAGATTACTAGACAGGCTAAAGGATTGCTTAATGGTAAGGCTTCTTTCCAAGTAAAGATGTCGCTTGCTTATGGTTTAATCGAAGAGCACTTTGATAGACAAATTGTGTTCTACTTTGAGAAATTTAAATAGTTGAGAATATGAAGAAGTTTAAGAAGTCGATAGAGATTAGCACTGAGAATATTTCAGACGTTCTTCAAGTGCCAATTGTTACAAGTTTATACAAGACTAAGAATTTTAAAAACCCTTGTCTTGAAGGTCGTAGCGTTCCTTATGATACTATAGCACTGATGTATGTTCATATCGAAGGCTTTGATAGCGATTTTTGTATTAACCAAGGCAACATGCTCGCTCTTGACATTTGTGATACTTGGTATGCCTTTTCAAAAGCAGGGTGGGATAAACATAAAAACGATGAGGTATGAAGAAGAAAGGATATTACGAATACGACCAGCCCATTTACCCACACTTATTGTGTGTTGGGGTTGGGTTGCAGTTTGAGGATGCAAAGAAAGCATTCTTGAATAATGATGGTACGGATATTGAAAAGTACGATTTTTTAAATGGTGATGGATTTACTTATTACGGACTTCACATAAGAGAAACAAGAAGAAAGTGCGTTCTTGTTTTATTCAGTAGCAGTAAGGCTATGCGTATGAATGTAATTTGTCATGAGGCTAGTCACGCTTGTGATGCTATCGAGGGTAATATTGAAATGAAACATGGTGGAGAACCATCTGCCTATCTGATAGGTTGGATAGCATCATGTATCAATAAGGCTCGTTTGGGAATTGGAGATTTCGTTGAAATCGTAGATAAGGAAGAAAAATAGCCCAAAGGCAAAATACCATTTGGTGTTTACCCCATCACTATATATAATAATGTAGTGGTGGGGATTTCTTTGTTAACGTCAGCAAATTATTTGTTTATATTATTATAGAGTGTTAAAAGCTACAGGAAATACATTAAATAATTTGCATATTTCGGATATTCTTTGTATCTTTGCATTGTAATTAAGAAATAAAGGTTACTAATTAAAAATGGTGAGACACACCACAAAAACTGTAATAAGAAAATGAAAAAGTTTTTTGAAAACTTATCTGAAAAGTTTAATGATGCGGCTTTTGAGGCGCAGCTTGATGATTTTACTTGCGAGTTTGATGCTATTAACAAACCTGCTGAAATCGTGGTGTCCGTTAAGAGTAGAAAGGTTATCCATTCATATGGAAATATTTCTTCTTATCCATATTATAATGTAGATAAGATTAATATCTATAATGAAGACGGAGAAGACGTTTCTTCAAAATATCCTTTGTTCTGCCAAAGAGTTAAGGATTGCGTGCCTTCTTATAAAGATGTAGAGAATGACTTGACGGAGGCAAATATGAGCGATACCGAGCTTTATTTCGGCTCAGAGGCTAATTATTTGCATTACAAGTATGGTAACTAAATGGTTTGGATATGGAGTACGAAAATAACTTTGTAGGTCTTTCATCTGTAACTAGTCACGCCCTTGAAATATTAAGGTATGAACTAGAGTATGGATGGACATTGGCTCTTATGCCAAATGATGTGTGGTACAACTAATTACTTTTAAAATTTCAAATTATGGCATATTATAAAGTTAGTGTAGATGTATCGGATTTATTCGATGATATGCTCGTCCAAGCACAGAAGAGTTTTCTTATTGACAAGTTTTGTTCTTTAGCAACAGACCAGCAGATAGAGGTAGTAAGCGAAATGCTGGAGAACCTTAATGGCGATCAGACAGCTAAAGTTATAGAAGACGCTTTTGACAACTTGCATGAGCGAGCTCAAGAGCATGTAATCAACTATGTGAACGAATAAAGGCTATGATGTCCGACAAACAATATAGAGTTGCTCGCAAGGGTGTTGTCGAGCAACTTAAATTAGCTCAGAAACTTCATTGCAAGCACATGGAGCAGAAGTATAAAGAGGCTTTGGAGAAGTTAGAGAAACGCTTCTTAAAGCCGGATGCCGTGGGATGCTTCAATTTGGGCGCAAGGGTATCAAATAGTTATTATCATCTTTAAATGGTTAAGGTTATGGCTACAGTAAATTTTGAAATTGGAAATAAAGAGTTTGAGGTACGTTTCATACGAGAATCAGGTTATCCTCCAACAAAGAATGAACGTGGTTCTTCATTGGTTGAGTATGATGTAACTACATACAAAGATAATCAGCCAATGATAAAGAAGTTCAATCAAAAGAGGCGTGTTTATTTTGACCTTGAAGGTAATGTTTATAAGGATAAGCAGAGCAACAAGGTATGGTTCAATCTATATAAAGCAAGCTAATGGTTATGGGAACAAAAGTAGAAGTAAGAACTATTCCTTTGCATGGATTGTTTATTCATCGCAAGCAGGTTTGGCGGTCACTTGGTAAGCTTAGAGCTGAAAGCCATTCTACGACAGCGCAAAAGGTGTTTATGAATGAGCATGATACCGAGGTATCAACTGAGAATGCTGATTTCATTGATGGCTTGAAAGTCACTCCTTATGATGGTGAGCTGCCAAAAATATCAAAAAACGTTGGTAGTATGAGTTACTACCAGTATTGTTTAACGCAAAAATTGGTTTAGTTATGGAAACTGAGATTAATATAGTGGAAATCCTAAAGGATAAGCCGCAAGGAACGAAGTTATATTCTTCCGCTTGTGGTAAATGCAGGTTAGAAGAAGTGGATGATAAAAGTTTCAAAATATCCTTCTATAATTCAAAGTTTGGTCTTATGAACGGTGGAGAAGGGTATCTTGATAAAAATGGCAAATTGTATGATGACGGAGAATGTGTTGTTTTTCCATCAAAGGAAATGCGTGATTGGTCTAAGTTCGCTTGGAAGAAGGGAGACGTGCTGGTAAGTAATGATGGTGGCACAGAGGTTATCTTTGACAAATGGTACGATGATACCTATACCAATTTCTATGGTAGGCATTACCTTAATAGTGAAGAAAAAAATAATGTTAAGTATAATGAAACTTTCCTTTGTACAACTGAAAGATACGCTCTTGAAGATAAGAATGCTGCTAAGACTTACCTCAAAACCATTGAGGAACGTTTGGGTGGAAAACTTAATCTCGAAACTTGGGAAATAGAAAAGCCTAAGTTCAAGAATGGGGATATAGTAGCCCTTGTGGTACAAAAATGTACACATATTGCTATATTCCAATCGAGACAAGGAGCATATATAGGATTCCATGCAGTTCTTTGCCAGAATGATGAGCTTCTTCTAGAAGAACCATTCAGAGAAGATGTTGGAGATATTGAACTTCGCCTTGCCACTGACTCAGAGAAAAAACAGCTCTTTGATGCTCTCGAAAAGGAAGGCAAAGCTTGGAATGCTGAGAAGAAACAGATTGTGGATTTGTCAAAGAAGTGTGAGTTCAAGCCTATGGATTGGTGCTTGATGAGAGATATTCGTGGAGAAGAATGTTTTGCTTGGAGTCTCTGCCAGTTTGCATATCAACTTAAACGTGGAAAGTATGAAGCTGTAGGAGGTATGCGTTTTGATGAGTGCATCCCTTACAACGAGGAAACTGCACACCTTCTTGGCACAACTGATGAATGGAAAGGAGGTGAGGGATGAAAATTAAAATAATAGCATTATTTACGTCTTTCGCATTTATTAGTGTAGGATTAGGGTTAATATTCGGTTCTGTGGGCGCAGGTATGTTATCATTTGGCATAGCGTCAGCATGGGCTATATTTGTTATTGTAGGTACAGGTTATGATAGATGAAAAGAAAATAGAAGAGGCTGCACAAGCTATCTGTTTTGATGATAAGATGTCTTATGACAGTTATTGTAAAATAGAAGGCTTTAGAAAAGGTGCTGAGTGGGCTATCAACGAGTTTCTGAAGGACTTGTTTTATCCAGCTAGCGAAGTTCCACGTAATGACAACGGAAAGGTTCTTGCGTTCTCAAGAAAAGTCGGTTTTAGAAAGCTCTACGATATGAACGATGAACTTGATAAAACCACTTGCGATACATATCAAGAAATGTGGGAAGAGCAAGTCCATATGTTCAAATTGTCTGATTGGATATTCGTAGATGAGTTGTTTGATTTAATTATCAGGAGGTGAGTAATGATTAGAGACGAAGCAAAGATAATTGTAACACCAACTGGTGTATCACTTAAAGAAGCCTTGATTAAAGAAGTAGTTAAGGCACTCGATGAAGAAGCTTCCATCTATAAAATCCCAGAAGTAAAGCTTGGTGGCAACCCTCCTAGTGGCAAGGAAAGCCGTAGAACTAGGAGAATGTTAGAACTTAGAAAAAGAAAGGGTAGATTATGATAGACGATAAGAAAATAGAAGCTGCAAAGGAAGAAATCTATGAAGATAGATTTCTATTAAATGGTGAAGAAGTAGTCTTCGATAATGATGCTAAAGAGGAAATGTTCTACAAAGAGGACATCAAAGAAGCTATCGGGCTTGGTGCTAAGTGGGCTATCAATGAGTTTTTGAAGAACTTGTGGCATCCTGCTAGTGAAAAACCTCTACTACGAAGTGGAAAATGCTTAGTAGTATACAATGGTGGCACAATTGGTATATTTAAAATATCTTTTGTCTATGAAATGCTTTCTAATTATGGTAAAAATGGTATGGGCTGGAAATACTGGTGTTATGTATCCGATTTATTCCCAAAGCAAGGAGGTGAGTAATGAAAGAGCTTAAAGATTTAGTTGAGGGCGATGAAGTACTAGTTACAGGTATGTATCATAGACATATCGCCAAGGTTGATAAAGTGACAAAGACTCAAATTATTGTTAATAACGCTAGATTTAAAAGAGATTCTGGCTGGCAATGCGGTAGTGATAGATGGAATGTTAGACAAATATCTGTTCCTACAGAAAAGGAAATATCAGATATTAAAAAAGAGGATTTTCGCAAGAAGCTCATTTACGCTATCAGTTCTTTTGATTTCAAACGCTTATCAACAGATGAGTTAAAACAAGTGTACAATATTGTAAAAGGCAAAGAAAAATGAAAAAGAATAAACACTCATTAAAGATAAGTCGTAGCTTCTTTGGCGAAACTACCCTTGATGGTTATCCAATAGCTACATATTCAAATGATGAATTGAAGATTCTAAAGAACCTGTTGACAAAGGTTTTGGATGAAGTGAATGAATATATAAAAGACTAAGCGTATGAAAGAGTTTAAAGTTGGAGAAAGAGTAGTCTTGGAGATTACTGAAACCGAGGAAGAAACTTGCTATGGTTGTTTCTTTTTTGGCAATAGTGCTTGTGAAGTTTGGAGGAAATACCCATGCGATTCTAAACTACGTAAGGATAATAAGAATGTAATCTTTGAAGAGGTTAAGGAGTAAAGCGTATGAAACAGAAGTTGAAAATGATATGGCGAATCATCCGTGACAGACAGGTTGTAGTAATAACCGAAGACCACGGAAAAATGTACTATAATTGGAGAACTAGAAGTATATCAGACGTACTTCAAATGTGTCACAAGGTGTGTGAAATGGCTCTTATAATGAATAATAAAGAATAAAACATATGAATAAATTAAGATACATTCCAGGAGACTTGGTTTATCAAAAAGATGATGAAGGGCATTGGAATATTAGGTCTTTATCTGCACTTAATTTAGCTCTTATAAATTACAAAGATATTAAGCCAATTCCTCTTACTTCAGAAATTCTAGAAAAGAATGGTTGGAGAAAGACTAAAATATATTATAAACTTGATTTAAATAATCATCAAGAAGTATGGGCTTATGAAAATCATGACTATACTTACGATATTTTAGTAGGGTTTAAAAAAGATGATATTTTAAGTACTATTAAAGAAGGTTTAAAGTATGTGTCTGAATTACAAAACATTCTTTTTGGTCTAGACCTTAATCACGGAATGGAGGTGTAGGTATGGCTAAGTGTCCTTTTAATAAATATAAAGAGTGTCAAGAATCAGATTCGAGATATTGTTATTGTACTCTTCCATGTGATGTGTATAATAATTATAAGAATAAAAGTATAGAGATATGAAATTAGGAGAACTCAGAAAAATCATAGCAGATATAGACACAGTATATGATAATTGTGATGTAACTTGTTATGAGAGCAATGGTAATTTAGGATATGCAAGTATTGCAACTACTGCTTATCTTGGTAAGACGTATGTAAATCAAGGCTATCCTATACGTAGAACATTTCAAATTCAATTTGAATTACCAGATAAATGAAAAATAATTATTTAAAGTAACTAACAGCCTTCGGGCATAAATATAAGTAATATGACAGAAATAGAATTATACAACAAATTACAAAATGTAGAAGGTCGTTTAAAGATGATGGATTCACAAATATTAGAGCTTCGCAAAAAGCAGAATGGTATAATGAACGACTTTCTTAGTTTGTTACCTTTTCAGAAAGGTGACAAGGTGAAAGATAAAGATGGCAATATCTTTATCATAGAACAACTAAAAAGTGCCATGTCTCTTGACAAGAATGAAGTCAAGGTTCATTTTTTTATCCGAAAAATAAAGAAAAACGGAGAACCTTATCTATACGCAAGCCAAGCTTGGGGAATTGATTATTTTTCCCTTGAGAAAGTAGTAGAATAACTAACCACTGTAAAGGATAAAATAGATAGATTATGAAATATAGAATTACAAAAGATGAAAAAGGCTTTAGAGCATTAGTCGGTAAACAAAGCAGATTTGGTACTGAGTTTAGATACATTGAAGAAGATGAGTCTACAAATCTCTATCGCTGTGTTCGTTATTTTGATACTCAAGAAAAAGCTATTGATGCTTGCAAGAAGCATCATGTAGCTATGGGGTACGATAAATTACCTAAAGTAATCAAAGAGTTTGAATTATAATTTACCACCCTCTCTTGTAAAAGGGAGAGGGTAAAAAAGAAGAGAATATGAAGAAAATCATGTTTAATGACAAGTATGGTCTGACAAAAGCGGTATTTGAGGGAAGAAAGACTCAGACAAGACGTATTCTGAATCCTACAATACTTTTCGAGCGTCTGAACACTTACGAAGGATGGACAAAAGAAGCTATTGCTGATTGGAAGGAATCTTGCAAAGACAGACTTTATAAAGCAGATGGTGAAGAACTGAAAGAAATGCTTGGTTACGCCTTGGAACATTCACCATACAAGGTTGGAGAAAAGGTAGCTATTGCGCAAAGATACATAGACCTTGTAAACAATGATGAATTCTATCGTCTTTGTGGTATTCATGGAATGCCATTAGAGTGTATTAGATACGAGAAAGGTTGCGACAACAAGATGTTTGTTAAGGCTGACCTTATGCCTTATCACATTTATATCACTAATGTGAGGATAGAACGATTGCAAGACATCAGCGAAGAAGACTGCCTTGCAGAAGGTATCGTAGATTTCGAGAGCAAAATAAACAAGGCGCATTTCTATAGTATAACAGAAAAATCTGCAACCTATAGTACTCCAAGAGAGCCATTTGCTCAACTCATCGACAAACTTTCAGGAAAAGGCACATGGGCAAGTAACCCATTCGTGTTTGTTTATAACTTTAGTTAATAAGAGAATATGAAAGCAATAGATTGGGAACAACGCAGATATGAGATTGCAAAAGAAGTATTTCCTTCCCTGCTTAATGCAGAAGGGAAGTTTAATGCACTTTTCGCTGCAAAACTTGCTATTGGTTGCGCTGATGTTTTAATTAACAAATTAAAAGGGTAAGTAATGACTAGAGAAGAGTTAAGAAATAATTATGGAAATGACATCTGTGAGTTATGCTACCGTGAGTTTTATGCTAACAGAGCATACCCAGAACCAATTTGCGAAAGTCACTTTTGCGAAAAGGCAGAAGATTATTTCGCAGATGAACATAATATAAAATTGGAGGATTGATTATGAATCGTAAAGAAGCAGCAGAGTTATCGCCATTTATTAAGGCGTTTGGCGAAGGAAGGATTATCGAATCTTCTAGTATTACTGATGTAAGTAAGGCATGGAGAGAAGTTACAGATTTTCCTATTGAAATGATTAAAAATTTCAAGTTCCGAATTAAGCCAGAACCAATCTATCGCCCTTTTAAGGATGCAGAAGAGTGCTGGGAGGAAATGCAAAATCATCAACCGTTTGGGTGGGTGACGACTAAAGACAAAGGAATTAAATTGTGTATGAGTGGATTGAATCAAAAAAGTGCTTTTACACAAGTTGGTCATGAATATGATGAAGCCTTTGATGAATTCATCTTTGCCGATGGGCTTCCGTTTGGCATAAAAGTGGAGGAATAGTTATGGCACTACCTAAAAATTATAGTATATGGCTTGCCGTTGATTATGATGGTATAGAAAAAGCTTTTTGGTATAAACCAAAAAGATGTGAGAAACATGGAGAATGGTGGGGTGATAAAATGGTTCTTCCGTATGGAAGCGTTAAGAAGCTCATCGGAAGAGAACTTACTTGGAATGATGAGCCAGTAGAACTTAAAGAAGAATAGCTTATGTATAGACCGATTACGATGTATCAGATTGTTTGCGATAGATGCGGAAAAGTATTTGGCGGTACAGATACTTGCTCCGCACTATTCAGAAACAAAGAAGTCGATATTGGTGACTACTCAGACTGGGAAATGATAGATGGTAAACACTATTGTCCAGATTGTTATGAAGTGGAAGTCATTGATGGAGTGTATAACGTTAAAGCAAAGGAGAAATAGATATGGAAGTATTAAAAGACATAAGTCAGTTAACAAAAGGTTGCGGAGTGACATTTATTAAAAATGATAATTTCCACTTCTACGAGTACCTTATGGTACACCCTAATCGTGAAACCTATTATCTATTTATAGATAACTGGACGCAAGAGGTTGTACGAATACACGTCAGCGAACTCTTAAATGGAGATTACTATATAGGTAAATTTGATACTGTTTTCGTTAATAAAAAGATGATAGAATTTTATAAACGTATGATTCAGTGTCACGAAAATAGAATTAAAGAGAAGAGATTTTAAAGGAACTCATCGGAAGAGAATTATCGTGGAACGATTCATGTTAAAATTTAGAAAGACTATGAATAAAGTAGAAATGAAAAGAACACAACTATCAGAAAAGTTTGGTATAGATACAATTTGTAATCTTTTCTGTATGTTTGCACGTGGAAGAAGAAAAATTCCACCAGAAGCTTGCTATGACCCAAGAAGAGACATGGAGATAAGGGCACATTGCAGAGAAGCGGAAAACGCACTCGCTGCTCATCACAATATAAAATTGATAGATTAATTGTTATGACTAAACCTTACAGAATCAAGCATAAGGCTAGCGGGCAGTACTACCAGCCTGCAAGAAATCATAGTAATCTTGGTAAAAATGGCAAGGTGTATATGGCAAACAACTCGCCATTACTAGCAAATTATGGATATGATTATATATCTATTAGTGTTAGAAAAGGCACGAAGGTACATGATATTTTAGAAAAAGAAATGCCTTTAAAAGGCGTAAAACGTTCTTGTGGTGCAGAAGTTTGTTATCGTGTTCCAAAGACTGAATTTGAAAAAGAAGTATTAGCGTATGAAGAATAAGATTTTAAATTTAGTCAAGTCAGCCGTTTGGTTCGTCTTGTGTTTGCTTGTAGGAGCATTGATTTTTGAGGGCATTCGCTCTTTGGCTAATAGCAATGAACCTGCAAAGAAGATTGGTATGTCAGTATTCACTGAGGAAGGACACGATTATCTGGTTGTGGACACGAAACATGGTGTTTGCGTTGTTCACGCAGAAAGTTGCCCTTGTCGTAAAAAGAAGTAGCGTATGGAAAATAATATGTTTGAAGATATTGTTGCTGAAGGCAATATAGTTGTGATAAATAATAATTGGATTGTGTTATGTAAGCGTTGGAAACCATGGTGTCACAATCTCTTCTGCTATCTTTATCTTCACAAGGAAAATAAGAATTTAATGGTAGGCTCTCATTTTACAATGACCGAGGATAAAAAGAAATCTACTCGGTTGGCTACCAACGAGGAACGTCTTATGCTTTTTGAGGAAATGTTTAAGTATGGAATTGCTTTCGATAAGCACGTCCATCATTTGGTTGGAATGTTGGTTGGTGTATGAAGATTAGGTTGGCAAAGAAGATAATGAAGCAAGCTCGTCATCTAAGTACGGCAAGTGATTATTGGTACAGAAGATTAAGAGATTTTGAGTACAAAATATGCTATGGTTTTGTTGGTAAAAAAGACCATAGAATCACCAAGGCGATAAGTTTAACAAGTAAAAAGAAATGAGATATGAATGAGTTTACAAAGGTCTTTGCAAAGACAATAGAAGATGAAGCTATCAAGCAGATAGAAGTTCTATCCAATAGCGATGCTTACTCTGGTTGTGAAATAAGAATAATGCCAGATTGTCACGCAGGTAAAGGCTGTACTATTGGCACGGTGATAGAGCTGGACAAAAGAGTAGTTCCTAACACCGTAGGAGTAGATATAGGTTGCGGAATGAAAGTCGTTAGACTTGGTAAAGTTAATATTGACTTGCAGAAATTTGATGAAGCAGTCAATAAGTTGATTCCGTCTGGTTTTAATGTCAACGAGGGAGAAGTATCAGCCTACATAAACGGATTGGTTGATGGTTGTATGTTTGGCAAATTCCGTGCTTGGGATTGTCTTGACAGTATGGAAATAGTATATCGTTCTGTTGGAAGTCTTGGCGGTGGCAATCACTTTATTGAGTTAGATGCAAATGAAGAAGGAGAGAAGTTTCTTGTGATACATACAGGAAGTAGAAACCTTGGTGTTAGGGTATGCAACTATTACCAAAACCTTGCTTACCAGTATTGCCACAAGAAGGCTGCCGATAAGTCGGAGGTTATTGCCAAGCTAAAAAGCGAAGGCAGAGAAAATGAGATACAGAGTGTTATCAAGTCATTAGGTACTAAAAATATAAGCAAGGAACTTTCTTACTTGGAAGGTGATTTGCTCAATGACTACCTCAATGATATGCGCATAGTTCAAAAATATGCTGAACAAAACAGAATGATTATCGCCAACAGACTTGTAAATGCTTTAGGTGTAGATATTGATGCTAATTCAGATAAGTATTCTTTTACAACCATTCACAACTATATAGATACAGACAAGGGTATATTGCGAAAGGGAGCTATCAGTGCAAAAAAGGATGAGGTAGTCATTATCCCAATGAATATGCGTGATGGTTCTCTTATCTGCAAGGGAAAAGGTAACAAAGATTGGCTATGCTCTGCCCCTCATGGCGCAGGTAGATTAATGTCTCGTACACAGGCAAAGAAAGAGTTATCTATGGATTCTTACAAGAATGAAATGAATGGTATTTATTCCACATCAGTTTGTGAAGAAACCATTGATGAAGCACCTATGGCATACAAGCCAACCGAAGAGATTGTTGAGTTAATCAAACCTACGGTTGATGTCATTGATGTTATTAAACCAATTTACAACTTTAAAGCAAAATTATAATGAGCAAGGAAATATTTGACTTCTCGGAGGCTCTGAGAAGAATGAAGGAAGGAAAGAAAGTGAGAAGAAACGGCTGTTATTTTAGTTTGTCTATAAACAAGTATAAAGAAATATCCATCTTGTACCAACAAAGTTCCATAGAATCATTCACCCATGTTGTACCACATTATTGGCATTTCTTCTCCTTGGATGATATTCTTGCAACAGACTGGGAGGAGGTGTAAGGATGAAGAAGAAAATATTGACCCTCACCGTTAGCAAGCAATGGTTCGATATGATTGCGGCTGGGGAGAAAACAGAAGAATATCGGGAGATTAAACCGTATTGGGTAGCACGATTACTTCAAAACAAAAACAATATTGTTTATGTGCGACATCTTGCCTTGGCTTTGGCAAGGCGAACGGATTTACTTAAAAAATATATTGACGCACAGAGAATTGTGTTAAAACAATATACTCACGTCCTCTTTATCAATGGCTACCGCAAGGATAGCCCACGTATCGAAAAGGAGATTGAGAGTATTACCATCGGTAAGCCTAAGAAAGGCTTATGCCCCGACAAGTGGCTTGATACTGAGTTTTTTATCATTAAATTCAAGTGATATGAATTACATACAATGTGATGAATGTAAATATAGATTAGTCTGTAACGGAGAGCCACTTACTAGTGGAAGTACAGGAAGTTGCGACCATCGTGTTATCAGCAATACTCCTATATTTCCAAAGATTAAAACACCACCAGATGAAAGATACGCTGACATTTGGAATTGGTAAATATTCATAAATTAAGTTTAAGGGATATGAAAATAAAGAATTTACCTAAGAAGATTTATCTCAATATCTGTAGCAATGAAGATGAGGTAGATTACAATGAGCTGAACGGGGTAACGTTCAGTACAGAAAAGATTGGTGTTACTGATTGTAACACAGAAAACGTTCCTTACGTGAATGCTGCATCATTATGGCACGACCTAAAGGAAGAGAAGCCACCATTAAAAAAGTGGGTAATGTTCCGATATAGTGGTAGAGGCGTAAATCCTACGGCTCTTCATTATGGAGCAATGAGTGACGATATATGGGTTGTCACAAGAGGAGACGGAACACAGCGTATCGTAGTTCTGTATGAGTGCTACGATAAGATAGAGTGGTTTGATTTTGATGAACTAAAATAATATGGCGTTATGACAAACGAGGAATTTTGTAAGGCTCATATAGGTGAGCGAGTTCTTTATAAAGGCAAGGATATTGGCGCATATGTGGCAGGGTATCTTGATAAGAAATATATCATCTTAGGATTTGATAACTTTGATGGTTGTATTTCTACCTTTACTCCAAGAGTATGTACGTATGTAAAAATATACAATTCATACCGATTCGCAAAGTTGAAGTATTTGGAAGTTGTAACTCATTAGCAATATGGAAAAATATAAATATACAAATAAAGAGGAAAGCCCCATTCCAAAATATAAGAATGGTGATATTGCTTGGTATATAGATAGTTGGTTTGAACATCCGCAACGTTGCATTATAAAGGGATGCTGCAACGTATCTTGGTTTGAGGGAAATGAGCTTAACCCTTCCGGCTGGTGGATAGATTACAAATACAAGCCCGACTATTGTGAACGAACTAAACAGCATACAATTAGAGAGGAATCACTTTTTGATACCGAGCAAGAAGCTTTAATTGCATTGTTCGAGCAGTTTAAAGAAAAAGTAAAACGTAAAGTAGAATTCTTTAATAAAGAGTCAAAAAAGCTTGGTATTAAACAAGAGTTGCGACTGCTTTAAAAAGGGTAGGGGAAGTTATTCTTCCCCTATCTCTTTTAAACCCAAATCTATTAATAGCTTATCCAATATCTCATTCACGTCATTACGGAAACTTCGGTAAGTAACATAATAGAAACTGATATTTTTGTAATCATGGCTCACATTAGAACATGTACACCCCAAAACCTTTGCGATTTTCTCTCTTAGCCCTCTTCTCATCTTAGAACCGCCAAGGGCACTAGGAGAATAAAGATAAAGAATAACAAAGATAAATTGCTTGCGTACCATTGTGGAATTTCGTCCGGCATGATAGCTCATAAACTTATCGTAAATATTGCCTACTTGCGATAAATCTTGCATCAATGGAATGGAAAGACTTATTTCTTCCTTGGATAAGATGGCCTTAGTTTCTCTAATCCATTTTATGCGTTCCATGATTTTCTTTAGATTCATTTCAATGTCTGGTTCTTTCATTCTTTTCTATTTTTAATCCAACATTTCATAGACGAAGTTAACCTCGTCTGCATCTATTTGTTTCCTAAACTTTTCTATGTTAGAAACTATCAACGAGCAGTGCTCGTACGAACTCTGCCCATTGATAACTTTTTCTATTCTTGTTATTCGGTATCTCATTTTATTTCGATAAGCGTTAAAATACAATACCCCAATAAATCTTTATAGCTGTCTAGGACAGGCTCTTCTTTAGCATCCTCGTTCAAAGTCAGCAAAGAGCAAATACGATTAATCTTCTCTTGCAAATGACCGAAGGCATACGGATAACCATCTTTAGCAAAACATTCAGAAAATGCGTTTCCATACCGCTTATTTTTGGTTTTGAACAATTCGATTTGCGACTCGATGATGTCGTTATAATCTGAAACAATATACCAAGAGAGCGTAAGCAAGGCTTCCATCGCCATTACACTGATATGGCTTCGTAAGGTTTCTTTGTCTTCAGAAGATGCTCGTATCTCATACATAAGACGAAGGAAATTGGCTGCGCTTGAAAATAATCCGAGCTTTCCGAAGTCCTCCCTTAGAGATGACACGAAAACGGCATTATCCTTGCATTCAATCATGTCTGCCAAACGTCTTATCACAAAGATATACTTGTTAGCATATTCGCAACACCCATTGTTATTTTGTTCCACCATGTCCGTATCCTCCTCCACGATTATTTTCCATATTCAACTCTCCAAGTATGCAATCTGGATTTTCTACCTTGCGGAATGCGCCCTGGCAAACACGAGTGCCTTTCTTGACTACGAAAACATAATATTCGTAATCTGAATCTAGTTTGAATTTGCTATCCTTTGTCGGCATATAACGGTCGGAATTAACTCTATAAAGCGCACCAATATCGTTTCTATAGTCTTCATCGACCAGACCTAGACAAATATCAATGTCCGCTCTAACATTAGTCATGTAACCAACTTGTGTTTCGTTCTTGCCAATAAAGGCCACATCAACTTCCATACCTTTGTCAGTAAAGCCAGAACGTGAACGAATATCCAAGCCAACACCTTTAGGAAGTTCAATTCCTAAATGTAGGTTGATGTGACCTCTACCCATTTTCACCCAAGGCATATTCAACACTACATCTTGTGGGCAGTAAAAATCAACTGCCGCTGCATTACCTTCCTTATAAGGAACACTACCACCTCGCAAGTCAAGTACATAAGCCTTGCCTTGTGCAACTAACTTTTTTATTAACTCCTTATCCATTGTATATAAAGCCTAAATCATTTAAAGTTCTACAATTCTTAACCAGTCCTTTTGCCCATAAATTGCGCAACTCAGGTAACGGGTCTTTTCCGTACCTATTCTTTATGGTTGCTAAGGTCAAGATTTCCGGTTTAATATGTTTATCTCTTTTCTGTTGTCTTAGCTCCTTCAGAATATTCTCTAAGTTCTCCATTGACGAAATTCTCCATTGTTATATTGTCAACCCCAAATTTATCAGCAAGATCATCGTTCCCAATAATCAGCCAATTAGATTTGTCTTTTAGAAAATCTATACTCTCGGTGCTTTTTGCAGCATCAACAAAAGTATCATCAATATTATCAGTAGAGCAATATGGAACTACCGCATTAACTGTATACATAGCAATTTCGTATGAAATAACCGATACCATTTTCTTGAATGTTATATCGCTTGAATACATTACTTGGTTCTTGTCATATCCTAAGATGTTGACACGGACTATATTATTATCTGCTTGCAACGCTCTAAAGAAATCGTGCTTTAGCTGAAAATCCGTAATATCTACAGGATGCTCGTTACCCGATGGAATACTTATAATATCCAACAGGCTTACAAAAATAACTTTTTTATTCATTGTCTTCATCTGTTAATAATTTATCTATTGTTTTTTCTAATTCGTCTAATCTTAGAGTATAATCCTCTTCGTAAACGCATGTCAATGTAGAAATAAAGAACTTATCATTATCTGTTCTCAATTCAATCTCCATGTATTCCTCGTAATAGCTATCATATTTAATTGCTATCGAAAAGGAGTTCATGTAAGCTGGATTAAACCTCCTCTGCAAAGCTTGTGCTCTCGTAAACGCATCATTGAATTCGTTTGTCATGGTTCAATCTTTTGTGTAAGCATTTCTCTGTTCTTTGCCATTGCATCATGGAAGCCTAAATCGTATCTGTCGGTCTGCTCCAGCTCATAGTTCCGCTTTATAAGTTCACTTGTCTGATACGAACTCTTTGCAAGTTGAATCTTAAAATAGACAAACTCAACAAACATAGCCATAAAGCAAAGAACAAAACCGATAATTACCGCTGCCTTTGTGTACTCCTTGCAGAACCTTACAATACACTTAGCAACCCAGCATGTTGTACTAACTATGCCTACAAGTACAAGGTAAGGAATTCGTAAAAGAACCTTGCATAACATACTCATAGTACTCTTCGTATAAGATGCGAAATCCGTACTCGTAAAAACTAACTTTAACTTCTTCATATTTTAGCCTATTTAATGTTTATCAAAAGTCTTTTGTTAACGAACCACAACAAATCAATACCATTCATCATGCAATATCCGCAAAGCATGCCAATCAAGATTATTATCTTCTTGAACACTCGGTAATGTGTCATTTCAATCTTCAGCATAGACATCATCAAGTCTTCAAAGGAACGGTCTCTCATTGAATCTGGGTCTAGCCTCAACGATTTGACATTCATCTTGTACTTATTGGCCATTGAGAATAATATAATAGCAAACTCTGCTAATTTGTCCTCTAGAGTTCCGGCAACGAGTTTAGAATATATTTCTATCGTACCACGTCCATTAACATTTTCATATTCCCAACGTTTGGCGTTGAAACGACCTTCGTATTTGCGCATTTCTACAATAGCGTCAATTACGTTGAATGTTTCTGCTCTTTGGGTCTGGCTAGCAACATCAAAGTTGCAAGCCTCTATAATCTGTTCTATTTCTGCTATCTCCATTTTATACTATTGAATCTAAGTCAAAATCATTAGAAGGAATGAAAGCCACATGGTCTTTCTCCCTTGTCATCGTTTTCTCTCCTGTTCGCACGCAATTAATTTGCTTGGGATATTTATGTCGTACCACAAATGTTCCAAAGCTGCGTATCATAACACGGTCTCTGTTGCGCAACGATTGCTTTGTGAGGTCTATGAAATAATTCACAATGGCTTGAACATCATCCTTGCGGAACTTTTTTCCATTTACATCTCTAAGGTTCTTAATGATTGCCTTGACAATTTCTTCTTTCTTCATATTCTCTAAGTTTTTTATTCCCTAAACTTCTAATCAAGTCGTATGGGTCTATACCATATTTCTTAACGAAACATTCTCTTAGCTTGCATATAGCCTTAAAATCGGCATTTGTTGTATTCTTGACTATCATATAAGCTGAGTCTAATCTAGCATCAGCTTTAGGAGCTTTAACCCGAAAAATCTTGTTGCCTTTCTCGTCTTCGATAAGTTCTATATTAACTTCCTCGCCCTTAGCTTTTTTTCTTGCCGCCCATTCTTCATAAGTGATGGCATTTTGCTTGATAGCCTCATCTTCTTTAGCCTCTTTCTCTTTCTGTATATTTGCCTCTACTGCTTTTATGGCATCTATACGATGGGAACAGAAAGTATTCAAGCTCTTTGTTATAACTTGCGGATTTGGCTTCTTGTAGAATTTCTCAAACTTTCCGGCAATAAACATCTTGAAGAAAGTAATCAGCTCGTTCAGATTAAGGAAATAATACTCATCCTTTATAGCATTTGCAGTCATTATCTTGATATTGTCAGTAGCCTCATTATTTACAAAGCCACAAATACCATAGACATCAGAAACCCATGCTACAAGCCATGTTATTGCACTTCCTTCTCCATAACACAAGTCAAGATAGGTAAGTGTTGGTGCGTTGCTTTTAAAAGCTTTCCCGATTGGCATCTTACTACCTACTTGGCTTGATGGAGAGAAAGACATTAGAACGTTATCGAATGTTCCGTACTCATTGAATATTCGTTGCTTTTCTCTGTTGATTGAGACGCTGCACGAGGTCGGCTGATTCTTGGTAATAGCCTTGCTCTGCGTCTTTATTAGTCCCTTGCTTTCTATCATCATAATTTCCTTCCAATACTTTAACAAAATTATTTGGTCTCATAATCCAATCAAAACTCGCCATCCATCCATTACTACCATTAAGGAATGAAGATGCTGCCGCCTTGTCAATCATCAACTTCATCTGCTCACTCCCATATTCTTTAAGCCGTGAATTAATCATTGACTTTCTCTTCGATGTCAGGGCATGAACTAGAGGCATTCCTCTTCCAGCGATAACCTTATTGAAATATTCGCAAACCTTCTTTGCTTTATCATCCACTTGTTGTACACTTGGGACGTTATTCAATGCGATTCGTTCAGGTTCATTCTTGTGTGGTTTAGATTCTTCACCTTCAGCAAATTCAATGTTGTCTTCATGTTTCCAAATAAAGACTTTTCCGTTTCCGATAGATACCATTTGTTTCTCAAATAGTCCATCAATAGCTTTTTTTGTCTTTGCCACCGACATACCTATCTTATCCGATAATTCCTTGTTGCTCCCATACACATATCCGTCTTTATCAGCATTAAATGACAGACGGACGAAAGCGACCAATTCATCTGCATCCAAGCTACATGCTTTTTCGTCTAATTTTACTACCATATCTTAAAAAAATGCATTTGTTAATTGTTTATTTCCACTCATTATTACCCACTTCCCTCTGCCGTTTTGGTCTAGCAATTTCAAGTCTTCAACTTTTCCGAATCTATCATAAGTACCGCAAAGGTCAACAAACCAAGGTTGTTTTCCTTTCGATAGCCTAAGAAGTCTTCCTACAACTTGATAGTATTGCGCTAAAGAGCGTGTTGGCTTTGCATACACTACAGTATCTAACTCCGGATAGTCAAAGCCTACGACCAAGATTTGGCTATTTACCAGTACCTTAGTCTGCCCATTGCGGAAACGCTCGATGATAGCCTCACGCTCTTTAGGAGGTGTCTCTCCGCAGACCATTTCGCAGTTAGGTATGGAATAGGTAAGCATCTGAGCTTCTTTAACGAACTTGGTAAAAACCAAGATGCCTTTACGTTGTCCACCTCGTTTCGGATTAAGTAATCTATTGACAACACTAACTAGCCATCCGTACAAATCCACACGTTCATATTCTTGTTTTACACTTTGGTCTGTATAATCACGGCAAGTTGAATTTAGCTGCAAATTACCTTCATTCCATTGTGGCGGTGGACAAGAGTAATAGTTTGGCAGACAGATATATCCGTTCTTTGCCATATCCTCAACTTGAACATAGTAAATAAGCTCCTTGAAAATCTTGTCTCGACTTCTTGTCAGAAACTTCAGTATGCTACCATAGTTCTGATAGGAATACAAGCGGAAAGGTGTTGCGGTTAAGCCTATGACCTTACTCTTTAATTTATCAAGAAACTCCTTATACATACCGGATTCAGGTTTCACTAAATGAACCTCATCAATCAATATGTACTTGAAGTCAGTAAACAATTCGGGATGTCCTTTTACACTACCAATTGTAGCAAAAGTAACATCGCTGATTTCCTTTGATTTAAAGCTAGCGGAATAGATGCTGGCATTATCAAATCCATAAGAACAATACTTCTTGTAGTTTTGTTCCAAAATTTCCTTAGTAGGAGAGAATACAAGCACTTTATCCTTGAGCCTAGCAGCTATATCTGCCAAAATCAATGATTTGCCCGATGCTGTAGGGAGCACTTCCAGAGCGTTCCAGTTTTTCTTCTTATCCAAGAAAAACTCAACAGCCTTCTTGCTTGCCTCTTCTTGATATGGTCTTAATTTAAACTTCATTTCACAAATAATATGAAATCACTTTTGTTACTATATAGGAATGCACAAGTCTTATGCATAACAAAAGCCAATATAAAAATGACCTTACAGTTTTTATGGTGTGTCTCACCAAGACGATTGCAAAGGTACGAAGAATAATTTAATAATGCAAATAATTTAGTGTTTATTATTAATGCAGTAACATTATTTAAATCTTATTGATTTTCTTTTTCTTCATTCATTTTCAGAATTAGAGCCGCATAGTATTTATAGAGTTCCTGTAATTCAAACACCGACCAATTCTTTGCTTGATGTTTCATTACCTCCAATAAATCAACTTGTTGCTCTCCGAGCCGCTTTACTTCTTCCATATCTAAAGGAACATGAGGATGCTTTTGCAAATAAGCCAATCTTCCAAGCTTCATTACTAAATTCTTTCTATAACCGATAAGATGGTCAGAAGAGAATCTGTTACATCGTTTGCATTCCGCATTCTGATTACGTGTATCAAAGCGCAAGCTCATATGAGTTCGTCCGCAATAATGCCCATTGTCTGCTTGGTCGATTGGTAATATTCGTCCACAACTGATGCATCTGAAGTACTTATAGTGAAACTCTCTAGAGTCTCTCATGCGGATATAAACCGACATAAGTCTATCTAGCTTATCAACCCATTTTTGCTTTTCGCTCCTTTGGCGTTTAGGCTTCTTTCCTCCTTTGTTAAATCTATCGTAATATCCCATAATCTTTGTTCTTTATCTCTACGAAAGTACGTATTTTTTATAAGTGATTGAGAATGAGATAAGTTTTTATCTCATAA